GTAGCGGCAGGAGTCTATGAACACGTTTCAGTGAAACCATTTAAGAAAGTGTTCTAACTTATTAGAAATTTGCACTTAAATCAAAAAGTTACGGACAATTTAACCACCAATCAATAAATTAAAGGGCACATTAAAGTACACAATATTTGTGCCCTTCTCTGTTTCTTTCCCGTTATCAGCTAGCTGGAAACTTTTTATACAGAGTTGAGAGCCCTACTCCATACGTTTTTGATACGCTTTGTCGTGATTCACCGGTTGCCATCCGCTCCCCCATTTCCCGCCATTGCTCATCCGTGAACTTAGGCCTGCGACCACCAACTCGCCCTTTTGCCCTGGCTACGGCCAGCCCTGCTAAGGTACGTTCGCTATTAAGATCAGATTCATATTGTGCTGCGGAAAGGATGTTACGAAAGTTATAGCGGCCGCTGGCTGTTTTGAGATCCACGCCATCGGTAATACTGCGGAAGTTGATACCCTTTTCCTGTAACTGCTGGAACATCAACAGCGCATGCAGAACGTTGCGGCCTATCCTGTCCAGCTTCCAGACCACCAGTTCATCCCCCGGCTGCATAGTGGCGATCAGCCGTTTTAGAACCGGCCGATTCGATTTCCTCCCGCTGGCATGCTCTTCAAAAATTTTCTCACAACCCGCTGACTTGAGCGCCGTTAGTTGCAATTCAGTGTCCTGGTGGTTTGTTGATACTCGGGCATAACCGTAAATCATGGGATTTCTCCTGTTATGAAAACAGGAGAAACGGCGAAGCATCACCAGATTTTTGATGGTTATAAAAAAGGTTGGTTTGGGAGAAGCGGCCAAATTGCCTGCGATTAGTGGCTCTTTATCATCATCTGGCTGGATAAAAATCCCTGTTATAGAGGGGAAGTCTTTTATTATCCAATGGGGAATAATCGGACCTTCTGATAGTAAAACTGGTGTTGCAACAGGAAGTTATCCTATTGCTTTTCCAAATTCTGCATTTATGGCATTTATTGCTGAAAAAACCGCAGTATCCACAGGCCCAATAGGTATTAATTCCTGGGGAGTGTCCGAACTAACAAAAACAGAATTAAAGGCCATTTGTGCTGCAAGGACTATATCAACTTCAGCCGCAACTGAAACAGGTGATTTTCTGGTACTGGGATATTGAGCTCCCATAAGGATTATAAAATGTCGAACATAATATACTACAGCTCTATAAATAATGCATTTTACCCTGAGCATTTGAAACAAGAATATATTAAATCTAATACTTTTCCAGCAGATGCAAAACCCGTTAAATATTCTGTTTTCGAAGAATTTGCACTTAAACCAGCACCAGAAGGAAAATACAGATGCGTTGGTGAAGATGGAATGCCATCATGGGCAGATATTCCACCACCAACACATGAGGAACAGATTGCCGCAGCCGAATTGAAAAAGCAGCAATTGATTAACCAGGCCAACGAATACATGAACAATAAACAATGGCCCGGTAAAGCGGCTATTGGTCGTCTGAAAGGTGAGGAACTGGCGCAATATAATCTGTGGCTGGATTACCTGGACGCACTGGAAATGGTCGATACTTCCAGTGCTCCAGATATTGAATGGCCTACGCCTCCGGCAGTTCAGGCCAGATGACATCTGGCGCGGTGCTGGTATCAGTTGCCGTCACCGCGTCAATGTAATCCAGCACAGCGTTAAGGCGGGTTGTTTCAGTCTGCGTCAGTTTACGTCCGGCCTGCAATTTCAGTTGAATCAGACTGATGGAAGCCATAGCAGCATCAATCAGATACTGGCGCTGTGCTTCTGCCGCTTCTACTGCGGCGCTATGCTGTGCCTCAGTATCCGTCACCCATTTCTCACCATCCCATTTATCGTATGGCGTTAATGGGGCGATAGTGGTTGTATTTTCAGGGTAATCACCCGGAGCGGTGATTTCTTTTGATTCTCCTGTTTTGGTGCTATAGACCGTTTCACCGCGATGGTCTGGCACATATTCCCATGAGTTAAAATCTGCAGAACGGCAGATTGCATAACCAGCCTTATGTGTGCCAGGGGCATCTAAACAGGAACATGCCGGAATGCCGACACCAACGGCAAGATATTCATTTGAAGTGGAAATATATTCCCGAGTTTCACCATCATAGCTATAGACGGTAATATTCCCCGCCTTCGTGGCAATAAGCTCGCTATTTAATACAGCGTTATCCATTATGCAGCCCTCACGATAAAGTTAAATGCAATATTTCGCGCACGTGTTTCCGTTGATGTTCTGGCAACACGTGATGCATCAAAATAATAATTCGCCTGTTTATATGTACCACCTGTCGCAATTGATGCGAGATTTGGTGTCAATGTTGAAGAGGTAAATGCGCCGACAGTATTATTATTTGGCCCCGTGGTCATATCCCAAAAGCTACCTGTAATATTTTGCAGCGTATCGCTCTGAGCACTCAATAACGCTCGCCCACTGTCCACTCCACGCCCATCATCCCAGCCACGAATAAACTCACCACGTAAATCAGGCAATTTATTTGTCGGGTAAGCCTTTGCCAGCTCCGGGTATTCTTCAGCAGAAAAAGCTGCACCATTGCATTTCAACCAGCCTGTCGGTGGTGTAGCTGAAGGCCACGGAACAGGCACACCAACAGGTAATGCAGAGCCTTCTCCCAAACCAAGGTATGTGAGAATGTCAGCAATAGTATTTTTCCCAATAATGTCACGGCCAACAGAAGTTAAATCAGTCTGCGCTGCTGTATCATTTCCAGTGAAATATGGGAGTTTATTTGCACCTGTTGCGAGCCCAGCTAATGCCGACAGCGTGGCATCAAGCGCCTGGAAATCTTTCCCGAAAGCGGTCCCCATTTTGGATATAAACCCGTTCAGGTCTCCATCATCAAGCACATCCAGCCCGCTTTTGTTGGCGGTGTACTGCGCCAACGCTGCCGCGATAAAGCTGGCTTGCCGAATAGCTTTGTTGACCTGTGCGCTGGATGCTTTACCTGCCGTAAACCCTGAAAGCAGAGCCGGAAGTGCTTCCCAGTCAGCTTGTGAGGTGACGTTAGCGTTCGGATCAAGCGCGAAAGGTTTAAAGTTGTTTATTGCCATTAGAGTATTGTCCCCCATGCTCCAACATCGAACCCGCCGATGTATTCGTTATCCATATCAAACCCAAAGAATTTAGAGCCTTCTGACGGTGTTTCTACCGAAGGCGTTTCAACATCACCGGCCCATACGCCAGCTGATTTAACGGTGAGATAGCCCTGTTTGATAGCGGCGATCAGTTCGAGAGACACATCAGAAATATCAGTTTCAGGGAAAACCCAGACCGAAATCGTCATGTCCTGGTTGTCGACGATCTGCATCCTCAGGCCTGAGCCTGCGGTAGCAGCGTCAAGGATGGGAGGCAGAGAGTCGTTCCGACCGTCCCAGTTGTTGATAGCGATTTTCGCTTTCAGAATGATGCGGTACGTCTCATCGCTTAGCGTCGTATAGCCAGAATCAGGATCATATGGCCCTTGCCAGATGCCCTGGTCATACCCAAGCCCGTCAGTGTCCCAGCTGAAATAAACTCCGCTAATTGGCTGGCTGACTATGCGACTGCGTCCGATCCACAGACCGAGGATGTCGAGCTGTACACCGACAGCAGTATCGATATCGAAGGCTGTTATAAGCCCTGACATAGTGCTGGACACATCAATCAGCGGGCGGGTGCTCAGATCTATATGGTCAAAAAAGAGTGGCTTGGTAGCGTGGTAGTTAGTGATCAGTTCGGTGTATTTGCTCATGAGGTCACCGTGATACTGATATTCGCGGTGCTACAGGACGCTGAAGCATCATAGGCAATATCAATGTTTGATGCCGATACGCTGCCAGACGACTTACCGATCAGCAGGTCGGTAATATCGTAATAGCGGGCATTCCCGCCGCTCACAACGCCGAGGTTTGCCGGGGAATAAATACGGCTCAGCAGAACGTCGTCGCCAATTGTTAGGCCATTTATATAATCGGCAACAGCCTGTTTAATCTGCTCGCCGATTTGAGAGGTATAGCCGGTAAAAACTTTCAGGGTAATGGCTACGAAAATTGGCACATCGGTAGAGCGCGAAAAACTGATGACGTGAGGATTACCATAAGTATCCGGCACTGTGACAGAAGTTTTACCGTAAGTTGCGGTTCCCTGCCCTTTATTCCCCCTGATGGTCTGGGCTATCTCGGTAACATCCCCTCCATCGACGATGGCGGAAATAGAGTGTGGCGGCAGCCCGTTGCTGTCGGTTGCCCCAGTGTCGTTCTCATATAGTTTGTGACGTGTCACGCCAGCAACATTAGCGATAGCACCGTCGACACCTTCAAACGGTGTGATCGATGGTAGCGCGACGCTTTGCCCCTGCCGAATGCGCAGCTCTGCGTCGGTTTCGGCTGGTGAACCGACAGTAGCCGCAACTGGATTGGTTACCGACACCCAACCTCGGGTCGGGGTGTTGATAGTGGTAATAGTCCCGGCCAGCGCCGCAACCGAACCGCTATTCGCACATGTGGCCGTCACCAGCACAGTACCATCAACGCCGATCGCTACACTTGCGGGAAAATTCCAGATAATGCCGTTTTTATCCCGTGCGGAGCCATTCGTGATAGTCGTGCCTGCCGTACCGGTTAACAGAAGGTCAGCAGTAGAGTTTGTCGCTACTTTTCGCGTGATCCCGTTAATTTTCACATTGTTGCTAAGCGCTGCGGCCTGCGCTGTCGTCGGTGAAAAAGAGTTGTAGATCTCGATAGCGGTATTGTTAGCGTCATGCACCGCAAGAGCCACCAGCGCGACCATCTGCCCGTCTTTGCTGTCTGGTTCGAGGTAGGCATCACTACCGTAAATCTGCCTGAAATAGCTGGTCAGTGTATCTAGGATTGTCTGGTAATCAGGCGCACTAATCCCCTGGGCGGTTACCGTTGCCGATAGCCCCAGCGTGTCGAGGTTCAAAGCCATTTATGCCTCGCTTGTTACAGTCGTCTGGCCGTAGATTGTGTCAATGGAGGAAGTGAAGGTGACGCGACGGCTGGTGCCGTCATAATTGGTATCGAAGGAAAGAATCGACAGAACGCCCGGTGTATCCTGTATGCGTTCGCGTATAGCCAGGATGTAGACATCTGATCGCTGCTTCCCAAGCACTGACTGAACATACGGCGTGCCTTCCGTCAGATCGAGAAACCACTGACCGCGCCACAGCTCGAAACGGGTTTTTACGGCCTGGGCGACACATTCCGGACTGTCGATAAGGAAAGTATCGTCACCCTGGCCGAAAGTGTAATCGCCTTCAGTATCTTCGCGACGGTATCGCATTATTGCGGCCCTCCGGTAGTTCCCCCGCCAGTCTGTACTCCGCCATGTTTATGCGTGGCGACACTGATACCAGAAGCTGTTACGTCATTCGTTACCGTCACCGGCCCAAGCATCGTCGCAGTACCGCCACTTTCGCCCATTCCCTGAGACAGATTGCCATTAATCGTTACGTTGCCGTTCAGCGTGATAGTCGGGGATGTGATTGTCGTTCCACCTTCAGCCGTAGCCGTGAGCTGGCCCGGTGTTTGAACGGTGATGTTATGTCCTGCGGCAACCTCTACGAACGCCGCACCATCATCGGTTCGCAGCTGCGCGGCGCTGGTACTGATACCGCTGATTTTCCGTGCTTGCGACTGCGGGCCAACGATGGCGAACGCATCAGATAAGTCATGCTGTCGCGGATCGACGGTCTCCTGAACGCCGCCGCTCTGCCACCAGAAATCGATGCAACGGTCGGCAAAGATCAGCAGGCATTCGTCGCCTTCTTTTACCGGAAAGGTCAGCGTGCAACCACCGCCGCGAGGAAAGATAACCGGCACATCCACCAGCGGTTTTAATTCGGTGGATCCATCGCCAACAATACCGCGTAGCGCCACCTCTACTGTGCAGGTAACAGTCTCAGGATCGAACGACTGAATGATGCCGGGCATCGCTACGCGCATCTGGGTCGACACCGAATCGGCAATGGCCTGCGCGGTCTGCTGCTCACCGCCGATCTGTGATTGAGTTGGAATTGGCATAAAAACCCCATAAAAAAACCCGCTCGGTGGCGGGTTAAATTCATACTTGAAATGAAACTATAGGTTCTTACTAAGCACAAGCTTAAAATCTTCAGCGCTTAGACCAGTCATTTGAGCTGATTCAGGATAGCTACAATACATTTTCACTCGACGAAACCCGAGCACTGCGAATTGATCACCTTTACTACTCATCAACTCTTTTTCGCTGCCACCCTCTCTGCGTGCAAATCCAGCAGCCTCCATGCCAGAAGCTTTAGAAATCGCGGTGTGTATAGCAAGGTTATTATCCAAATCTGGATGTTTTACAAAAAAATCACTTAACGTTCCAGCGCAAACGGAGGTGGATAGCAGAAAAAGAAGAGATACAAATCCTTTCATTAATTTTATCCTTTTATTTTTACACAGTCATAAGTTGCATACTGACGTGGTGCATCCATATTTGCTTGCAGCCACTGAGCATTCAGGATTGCTTTACCATTACGGCCAATAAACTCCATTCCTACCCATCGCCCTGGTTGATTGGTCGCTAAGCGCCATTCAATTTTGACGTTGTTATAATCACCGTCATTTTTAAGAAATGTCACTTTTTGCGATTCAGGTTTAGCTCCGTTTACGCGAGCGAAACCATCATCAGCCCAATGGATGTTGAAATCACCACACTGAGAATCAGCAATAGCCTGGAAAGAAAATAATGCTGCAATGGTAAAAATTACGAGTTTCACGTCCCGTACCTCAGTAGTTTGTTTTTTGCATAGCACCAGCATTAACTAAATCACGACTGCCACGCGCAAAACACATCAAATCCATGTACCACGCCTGACCTCTGGTGTCGCCAGTATAGTCGATAGCTTTGACGATATAAACGCCATCCGTCGCAATGCTGGCAGCCTGTGACGTCGTGCCGGTCAGCACACGGTTGCCGTTCTCTTCAGTTTCGGTGATACGCCCGGGCGACTGTGCGATTTCGCTATTACCGAGCGACGCGCGGTACACCGAAGCCTGATCGAGCTGGATAAGACCATTAATGCGGATGTTTGGGTTTATCAGGCACCGCACGTTTACGCCGCCGCCCATCGTCTGTTGCGGCATACCAATCAGGCCAGTATTGGCATTCAACACAATGGCTTCGTGAATATATTTATCCTCCGGCACCATCTGGACCTGACCATCCACCAGCTGCCATGTCGCTTTGCACTGCGCTGCAATATTATCCATCACGTTACGAGTGGATGAGTAAATCGCGCGGCCACGAGGAAACACGGTATCAGGAAAATCGCCGGTAATGCCCTGTGTCACGCCGAACACGTTGAAATCCTGCATCGTCGCCCGGTGCAGATCCGCAACGGTATAGCCAGCGGCAAGCGTAGTGATGGTAGTCGCGTAGAGGAACGCTTCATGATCTCCAATAGCCTGAATCAACACCCAGGAATCGGTAATGTTGTCCTTCCCGGTTACGGTAAAGCGAATATCACCGTCAAAAATCAGGCCGTAGTTCTGACCGTTCACCTGCCCTATCTGGTCTGGTGAAATCTCTCGGGCGACGCCGACCTGGCTCGCATCAACATCCGGCGCAATACCGTCATACCCGGCAATGATGCGAATTTTTGCAAACTCCTGCCCCAGTATCTTGTTCGTGGTATCGGTCGAAAGGTTGTAAATTTTCACGTTCGCCACTCGCGGCCAGCGTGTATCTGCCCACTCGATCTGGAACGTGACCTTAAAATCAGACAGGGAAACGCCCTGCCCGTTCTGGTCCAACAGTTGCAGCTCAAAATGGCGCATCCAGTTAAGAGACATTTCTACTCCTGCACGAAAATGAGGTGGCTGTATGTGCCGAGGTTGGTTTTGGTGGGCTCGTCCGGTGCGCCTACATCGCAGCCAACGAGCAGCGCCCCGTTAATACCTAGTTGAGGATATTGCTCAAGAAGATTTACACCGGTTACCAGCGGCACGCCAGAAAGAAGCGGTTCGCCACTGCTATCTTGTACATCCAGAATCCAGCCAGCAGAATCACGCCAAATGACTCTCAGCGTGTATGTTGTCTCTGCTAACTGAATGCGAAATAGCTGGTTATCCGGCGATAAAGGGATTTCAGTTACATTCATTGGATACCTATAGAGTTACCAAGACTGGTTCCTTTTAGTCCATCAAACCACCCTGTTGACTTAATTACCGATTCATTTACTGGGGTGGTGGATTTAGTCCCGGAATTCTGCACCGCAGATGTACTAACCCCGTCCTGCATATCGGATTTATCAGCAACGGTGACATTTTTTGTATGCGTTATGATGACTTCACGCAGGGTAAGCGTGCAGTTCAGCACGTTCTCGCTGGTTTTATCGGTCGTCACCTCAATGGCTCGCACCAGCATATTGGTGTACACCCTCTTCCCGGTAACCACATCGAACGGTACGCGCTCAAGCTGCATATCCAGCAGCTTTTGGTATGTCTCCTTTGGGCTAAGCCCAGCGCTAAGACCGATTGAAGATGTATCAATGAAGTCCAGCAACGAACCGCCCCCAGCGAAGCCGCATTCCATTGTGACTTCACTGGGGCGCTTATACGCATGATCGGCGATGAAACCCGAGGCGCTATTCGTTGTTGGCTTCTCCACCGGGTGCTCAGTAATTTCGAGCGCATCAGAATGCTTTTCGGAAACGACCACGCTGGGGATCAGCAGGCCAATTCGCCGTGATTGCTGGCGAAAAATCGCTGATAAAATATCCATTATCTCGGTCCTGCGGGGAGTTGCTGGGTTAACTGTGAATTCACACCCTTTTGACGGTCAACAGTCAAACGGGCAGCTTCGCGAGGATCGGAAACGCCGTGGATGTTAATGTTCGTTTCCTGCTGAATCACCGGGGCGCTGGTGGGCATATTGCTCATTACTTTCGGAATGTAATTGCGCGTTTCCTGCGGCATTAGCCCCATTCCATAACGTTGAACGTTCCCGATTCCCCAGTTATATGATGCAAGTGCTTTGCTAAGGTCTCCGCCGTTCTGCCGCAATAGCTGGCTAAGGTACTTAGCGGCTGCCTGAGCTGACTTTTCCGGGTCGAACACATCGTTACCACGCAGGCCCATGTCTCGCGCCGTGCCATCCATTAACTGGAACAGCCCCTTTGCACCCGCGCCGGACATGGCGAACTGGTTACCACCTGACTCGGTTATCGCCACACTTTTCAATAGACCAGCTGGAAGTTGATAAAGCGACTCAAGTTTATTGAACATTGGCCCCATCCAGTCGAGCAATACTTTGCCCTGGGCTGTGGCCTGTGGACGTTTGACTGATTGCGCAAACTGGGAGGGGTCACCCGATATATTTGGAGAGATTTCAGCAGCTCCAGCCGGGGAGAAAAATAAATTACCGATTTTGGCAATCCCGTCTGAGATTTTTTCAAGATAACCATTAGCAGCCTGCTGACGGTTTTTTATTTCATCTCTTTCATGCGGGGCAATTTCATTACTACGAACATGCTGTTCCGCCCCGGGAATGTCAGGCTGAACATTATCGCCATAAACGACGCCATTGCTTTGCGCCTGACGAATAATCTTACCTGGGCCACCATGCAGCCAATCCATCCATGCGGGCCATTCTCTTACCTCGCTAACATCTTTTCGCCCAAGGTCGGTTTTGATGCCAACCGTAGCAAGAGCATCACCAATGTTCCTTTTGGTATAGTCCAAAGATGATTTAGCACTGGCTTTTATGTTTTCACGATCTGAAACCAGGTAACCAGCATACGCTCCCCATAATTTAAGCCATGGAGGTATCGGAAGACCGGATATTTTTGCGAATGCTCCCAATACTTTTGTTACCCATACCCCAGCGATGAAAGTAGCCAAAATTTCCAGCGAGTTCTGCCATCCACCAACAGAATCTTTCAGCCCCAGAAGCTTATCGCGCAGCCAGAGAATTGCCTTTTTCGCCTTTTCTATTGCAGGCTCCCACTTGGACCAGTCAATCAGGCTTTTACCGCCTTCTTTCCACGTCTGATAATCGTCATAGAGTAATCCGATCGCCAGAATCAGCGTGGTGATAATTCCAATCGGGGATTTCAGGAACGCAGAATTAAGCAGACGCCATGCGACAAGTAGAGCACCGAATATTTTCAGCAGATTTTTACTGCCATCGTCAAGACGCTTCCACCAGTCAATGACAGAGCCAGCGCCCTGTATGAGCCGCCACGCCATTCGCGTGAAGGCGTTCGCAAGCCAGATCACGCCTTTAATAACTCTGGTCAGCGTCTCTTCAATCTTCGGGAAGTTGTCGAGGATGCGCCGCCGCAGGCTGTCCAGCGAACCAGCAAGACCACCAGCGAGGTTTGAGCCGATCTTGTCCCGCATAATGCCGAACAGCGACGTAAGCCCGCGCATGGACGTCATGAATTTATTGGACTGCACAGCCGCCTTATCAGCGTTGAACCCAGTCTTTTGCAGCATAGACTGGTAATCGGCGGTAAAGCCATTCATGCCGCGCCGCATCGCCATCAGCGTGTTTTCATCGATGCCAAGCATCTGCGCGTATTGCTTCGCGCGGTAATACGGCATGTTGTTGAGCTTTTGCCCAACGCCAGTAAAGATGGCCGCAGTATCACGCATCTTTCCGCTGGCATCTCGGGTCTGGACACCAAGACGGTTCAGGAAGCCTTCCGCCCCCGGATTGCTACGCATGAAACCGGCCAGCCCTTCGAGGGAGGACATGGCCGACTCGGCGCTGGCACCGGTTTGCGACGCGGCATAGCCCAGCGCTTTGATGCCCTGGACGCTGGCCCCCGTCCGTTGGGATGCCCAGTAAATTTTATCCAGACCATTCGCGATCTGGGTGGTAAATCCGACAATGCTCAGCGCTGCGCCTTCCACCACCGCGCCGACCTTCAGAACGTTTGCGGTAACGCCTTTCAGCACGGCTTCAAACTTATTAGCGCCAGCCTGATCGATATCGAATCCCAGCGAAACAAGGAAGTCTTTAATCGTATCTGCGTTACCGCTCATTGGCCGCTCTCCATTTATCTACCCGGGCGTCGTTATCCTCGCGCATGTCGAGGTAGTCATTGAGAAGCGCGATACGGCAGAGGTCTACCGCACCGCTGTTAAGGTCTTTCTGGTCAATATGGAAGGCAAGCGCCGGACGAAGAATAAAGTCTTCACCGCCCGGCAGGCTGTTGAAGGTTATTCCGCTGGCGGGGTGGGCGTCTCGCTGGTAGGGAGTCCTTGCAAAAAATTTCCCAGCGAGTCGGCGACCACCCGCGCCACCAGTTGCAGCATGGTCAGCAGGTCGATATCGTCAAACGCCATTTCGCCATGCTGGCAGACCGGCACCCAGCCTTTCATGTGCTCGCGTGAAACAACGGAAAGGCAGGGGAACAGGATAGCGTCAACGTCGCCATCGCTCAGATCGGACACAGCATTGGCAATCTTTGGCAGGATGGTAGCCATCGCGCCTTCGGTGTCTTTGCTGCTGATCTTCTCCTGAACGCTCCGGAAGTCAGAAACCATCCCGGCCAGCACCGGCAACAGCTTTCGGGACACCTTCAGCTGTTCGAAAACGCTGAGCTTTGCGGTGCGATATTTCACGCCTTTAATTTCGAATTCCATGCGTTAAAACTCCCCGAGCAGCTGGTCAATCTTGCCGCAATCGAATACCCAGGCTACGGTTCCGCCCTCTTTGGCGTTATTGAAATCAGGCTGTTTCTGGAATGCACACGAACGCGCAGTAGAAATATCACCCGATGCCGTGTTGCGAATGACGATCACGTTATTTCCCCAGGTGGCAGAGGACTGGCTTTGCGCGTTATACGCCAGAGACAGCTTCTTGTTCACCGGGGAGGTTTTCAGCAGCGTCACCGTAATGGTGCCTGACTTATCGGCGTGCAGGCTGTGCATCACTTCGCCATCGGCACCGATGGTCATGGTGTTCTTGTTGCCGCCCATAGTCTGGGTGATACCTTCCTCAGAGTTCGCAGAACCCTGACCAAGATCGATAACGCCGGTCGGCCCGGTGAGCGACGCGGTTACATCGAGAAAAGAATAAGTTGCCATTTATCGCTCCTTAGCGAACCACGTTGATCTGAACATCGGCATAATGAACTGCGCCAGCCAGCTTACAGGCCACCTGAATTAACGGTGCTTTGCGCGCTTCGCGGTCGGCCTGCGCCTGTTCGGACAGAGGTTGCGCATACACGTAATAACCTTTGGTCAGCGTATTGCCGGAATTCAGCTGTCCGATAGGGCCACCATTCCACACGCCAGCCGCTACCAGACCGTTCGTGACGGACTGATCCATAGACTGTTCAACGTTGGAAAGCAGACGGGTCACACCGGCATCAGTCTGCGGAATTTTGGTGGTGCTGGTGTAAAGCAGGTTATAGAGGTTGGTCTGAACGTAGTTCTGCAACCAGTCGAGCCCGTGGCGCTCGTCGAAGAAGTCACCGTTCGCCATGACACCCTGTTGCAGGATCGCCGTGTCGTTGGCGTAGTACACGAACACGTTCGCATTCTTCGCATCCACAGCCGCCGCCTGTCCTACCGTCAGCGTTTCGTAGGTTACGCTCGGTTCCTGTTTGAATTTCAGGGTAATGGTGGTATTGCTGCCGTTGAAATTGACAGTAAACGCGCGACCGAAAGCTGAAACCGCCGCATAAGGGCTGCTGGTGGAATATTGAATAAAGGTACGGGAATACTTACCGGCCTTTAATTTAGACGCAACATCGGTCGTCGAAGTCGTGCTGATGATCTCAGCGTCGGCTGACGTTACCCCGAAAATGCGGCTCAGGCTGGACGCTTCGATGAGTTTAGCAACCTCAATCACGTCGTCAGCATCAAGCACATCATCGCCATCAGCAACATCATCAGCGACAACCAGCCCATACCAGTTGGTATACTGCAGGCAGGCATTAACAGCTTGCACGATGGTTTCCACGCTTCCACCTTCTGAAGAGGTCAGCGTCTTCGGCCAGCGGCCAACATAAACCTGCGTCGGCTTCGGCGACTGGCTGAAGAAAACCTGCGCCGCTTCATATTCCGGGCTGTCGACTCCGAAGTCCTCGCCAATGTCCTCAACGGACGCATAAAGGCGGACGCGTTCCTGCACTGGAATGACAGTGGAAGAACCGAGGATCAGCAGCGCGCCGAAGTTACGACCAGTAGCCGCTTTCGGCGAGATGATCACATCAACGTTTACAACGTTGGATACAGGTAAGCCCTGCGTCATAGTTTATTCTCCAAAAAAGGTGACTGGCGCTTCCACCAGCGATTTAATACCGTACTCGCGCACAACCTTCCGGCGCAGGCGCACCGTCATGTCGTAGCGGCGAACCCATTGCTGGTTGATAAGTTCGGGGAAAGGGGTCAGACCGGTATAGTCGCCCAGAGACAAACCAAGCGCGTTCAGCTCAGCATTGTTTTGCGGGACAGATATGCCATCGCGAAAACGGGACGCATAAGACATACCAGCCGGGCCATAGAACGACGCCATGCACTCGAACGTTTCATGCCGCCAGAGCTGAGCGCCCTCGTCGGTCTGATTGGTGAATGCAGGGTTGTTATCAATGAGCAACCCGGTAACGCCAAACGCGCACCAGTTCGTTTCAACGGGTGGCAGTGGCGGCTGATTTTTCTGCCAGCGCGGACGAACCATTCCAGACGGCAAGCCGGAAACATTGCGCATCCACTGGCTTAGCAGCCTGTCGAGCGCTTCGTCATAAGCCGGATCGCCGCTGGTGGGTGTCAGCCAGCCGCGCTCTGTGCTGGTGTTATTGCTCAATGGGAGTTCCCCCATCAAACGGCAGTAATTCACAATGAGCCTGGACGAAGCCAGCACCGTAAGCCGTATACGGGTCGACGAATGTCACGCGATAATCACGGTTCTGATACGTCACGATATCGGCATCACGGCCAGTCTGCCCCTGCGTCAGCCGCTCAGTTGTCACGATGAGAATCGCGCCGCTGATAACCTGCCCGGCCTGCATGCGGCGGTTTTCCAGGGAGCGGTCAACAGTAACAACCCCGGCAAACTGCGTTTTAACTTCGCTGTCGCTGCCGATCCCGTCATCGTCCACCGTTTGCGCGCGACGCGTTACCCACAGGTTGAAGTCGCAAAAATCGGGGTCAAAAAGCACGTCTGTTACATCAAGAGTCGGCATCTTTATCCCTCACAATATGGGTAATAGCTCTGCGATATTGCCCGGTGTCGATTAGCGGTTTCACCAGATCGGTTCCAGGAGACTCACCAGCAGCGCGCCGCGCAAGTTCCTCTTTTGCCCCTTTGCGCCCACGGCGTGCGCGTGCTTCAACGGTGCTATCAGCAAGCGGTGTAAAGCCGGTAATGGTCATGTAACGCCTGACGCCATTCGCGGCCAGCGTTCCGGCGCGGTTAAGCGCTCTTTCCGCACCCGCCGCATTTCCATCAAGCGCAGCCTGCGCCGCTGCTTTGAGCTGCGGCACCGTCTGTTCCTCTACGGATTTAACGCCGGGGATCAGGTGCGGGCGTGGGGGTATGTTTTGCGCTGGTGAGCCGTATTCGTTGACGTAACCGATCCCGGCATTACCAAACGGAACATCCTCACGCTCGCTGTCTTCTTCCGGGATGCCCACAAGCACATCCTTTTTGGTTAGCGACCGGAGCGCATCCAGAATGGCCTGAGCGTTATCAACCCTCGTTGTTACACCACTTTTGAAACTCATAGCTGGCGACCGCCCGCACCGAACATCGTGATCAGCTGATAAAATTCAGCGCCATATCGGGTGTTATTCCAGAAGCCTGCGTCAGGGTTTAGCGTCGCGCTGGTGTCATAGCTGACGCTTACCTTGTCAACGGACTTGGAGGACTGAACACCATTGGTTGAGCCACCCGGGCCGCCGACGAGCATTGCCCGGCTATCTGCCGCCCAGAGCGTCATGTAGTGAGCCACGAACAACTCGACAAAGTACGGAAACAACTCTTTGCCGGTGACGTTTTCGCTCAGCAGCACATCAGCCAGATTCAGACGAAACTGGATTTGTGCTTCGGGATATTTGGCAGGGTCAGCAAACTGTGGAAAGTCGCGCCGAAAATCACTTACTGTTGGCAGGCTTTGATTCTTTGGCATCTTTCGCCCCATTACCGCCAGTCTGGGCGGCAGCAATCTGCGCTTGCAGGCTGTCGTTCTGCTCTTGCAGCTTGAGCAGCGCTTCTCGCAGATCGGCAATCAACTGATCTTTATCGATAATCTGCTTATCTTTGTCGGCAATCTGAGCTTGCAGGCTGTCGATAATGGGTTGCAGATCATCGGTGTCGCTAATCACGCTTTCGGAAAGCTCGGAGTGCGCCTGGGTGAACCAGTGCGACGCGACCTCTTCCGGTACGTTATGCCGTCCCCGGCCAAACTCCCTTTTTGACTGATCGCCGAGCGTCAGCGTAAACGGGGTGTGAACATGGATGGTAACCAGCTTTTCTTTCGCCATTTTCAGTTCCCTTCTGGCCCCTTTCGGGGCCGTTCTGGTTATCAGATACCGTCCACGTAGGACAGGGTTTCTTTGTACACTGGCTCAACCGCACCGAGCTTGCCGTAGTAGGTCGCAATCTGATACAGACCGCGATACTGGACAGGAACGCTCTGCAACGGCACCAGCGGATAGCGCACGTATTTCTTGTCGTTGGTGTAGGCGATCATACGGTCTTTACCGCCAACCCCACGCCCTTTCAGCCATTTGACCGCTTTGATTTCAAGCGGAACGCCGTTCTGGTGGAAAGCGATAGTGTTCACAGCCAGATAGGTCAGCAGTGACTGGTTACCCGCTTCGGAAACCTTACGGCTCGCCAGCAGTGAATACTGCTCTGGCGGAATGCGCAGATCAGAAGGCACGATGGAATAACCGGATGCTGCCCAGGCATTAGACAGAATGCTGTTCACGCTATCGAGGATCTCGTCGTTGGTTGAGTTCGCCCAGGTCTTCGGCGCGTTGTTCAGCGTCACACCGACGAGGTTTGCCAGACCTTTCAGGCCGAGTGCGTCATCACCGATGTAAACCTGCTCGTCGTTGTCCATCTGCCATTTGAGCTGCATCCCGTCGTACTTCTGGGTATCAATCGGGCGGCCTACCTGCTGAGCAGCTGCCAGCTCTACAACGGTCCAGCCCAGTTCCATACCCCAGAGGTTCAGTGGATTGCCGTCTTTGCTGATATCCACGTTCACGCCAGCAATAGCGGTGGAGTCTTTGCCTACCCAGTTTTTACCATTCGGATTTGCACCAGTACCCGCAGCGGCGAAGCTGGTATTCGTCCAGCTGGAAATGTCATCTGCGATAGACACGTCTTCACGCAGTTGAATATCTCGGGTCCAGGTGTACCCCACCAGAGGCAGGTTCAGCGTCTGGTCGAGTCGCTCCAGCTCCCCGATGAGAAAGGCACCGGAGCTATCTACGGTTGCCTGATCAAAAGTAATCATTTGTCTGTTCCTTAAATCTTCCAGGAGATTTCTACATTGCCGTTAGCGTCACCGGCCCCTGTGAATTCGGCGTTGGTCAGCGCCACGTTTTTGCCACTGACGGACGTGGACATGAAGCCGCCCAGCGGCACTTTTATGGATTCATCAGTGGAGACGACAACGTATACCGGGTCGCCTTTTTTGATGGTGCTGGCATCAAAATCAGAACCGAGATTAACGGTCATGTAGCCACGCTTCATGGCGTCACCCGGGAAGTTCTTATCCGTCCCCACCTGGCGAACCATGTCTGGCTGCGATGTGGTCGGATACGGACGAACGTAGATCCCCTTCACCTTGTCGGCGGTGTCACCGTCCGCCAGCGGCACGAAAAAGCCGTCAGCGTCATATTTGCCAGCCAGACCATAGGCAGCGAAGGCGTTAGCGGATTTAAGGATCACCGGTTCGACGGTTAAGTCCTGCGGGCGAGAGATAGCCCCGGCAATGCCAACAGGCATCCGGTACAGGAATGCAAGGCTATTATTTAATCAACTGAAATATAAGGATTTATTTTCAGCCTGATTTTGTGTGTAGTCCATAGGCTGCTCTGTGATGTGTGGCGCTGAATGGGGTAAGTTACTCAATACCAGATCTGTAAGATTTACAGGGAATTTCAATATGCAAGCTGTGCCACCAGCCCATTAATGGGCGGTGCTATTTTTGCGTGTGACGTGTCACGGCGCTGGTGGTTATCCCATAAATTTGCGGTATGCCTCCCCGGCTTCTTCGGCGGTTAAGTTCGTTGTTTCCGTTCTGATCGGACCACCATCTTTACCCGTTGTTTCAACCTTTAATTTGTTGGTGTAAGCGTCCCCGCACTCTTTCGCGGCCTGTTCAATAAGCTGCGCTGTTAATGCGTAATTCTTGATTGCCTCTGCACGGTTAGCCATGCGATCGAGCATACGCAGCCGGTACGCTTTGTTAGCGATAGGGATCTCGGATATTTCACTCTGGAAGCGGGCGCGAGTGTGATTAAAGAGTTCTACCCATTTTTGGCTAAGATTTTTTGCCATTGTATTTTCAGGGTTGTAGGCCGATATCTGCTGCCGGGTAACGACGATGCCAAAATCTTGTTTTACAAGCTCAACGATTCTGGAAGGGGGTTCGTAGCAAGCTAATGATTGAATAATCATAACCTTAGCCATTGTTGGTAATGCCGCCATTGTTCACCTTTTGACAAAGAAAATAAAAGTAGCGTGCTGAGTTCTGCCCCTGCACCGCTACTTAAAGTTACAGATCACGTCATCTGACCGTCACCCTACGTTATTTCGCATGGTTTCCGCTGTGCGTGATTCTTCGCAGATCGCACTCTCACCGAAGCTGCCAATACCATCTGGTTCCGGCTGCCCGTTGATATCATCCAGCCAGGTACGAACCTTTCCATTCTGGCTGGCTCCGCTTTCTTCTGGTTTCAGTTTTTCAATATTGCTCATTGTGGTTTTCCTGTGTTGCTGCCGCCTGATTGTACGCCGCCGTGGGTATGGTTAATCTGGCTGATACCGTTGGCCGTTTGGTCGCCAGTGGAAGTGATCGTTCCGTTTACCTGCACGGGCCCGTTAAGGGTGATTTGAGAGCTGGTAATAGTAATGGCTCCACCAGCGGACACCTCTACAAATGCCGCTCCATCATCTGTACGCAGCTGCGCAGCGTTGGTACTGATATTGGATATCTTCTTTACCTGTGATTGGGGGCCAGGAATAACGAACGCATCAGACAGATCTAAAATACGCCCATCAGCTCGCTCCTGCACACCGCCGTTCTGCCACCAGAAATCAATCGAACGCGAAGAGAATACGATGAGGCATTCATCACCATCTTTAACCGGGAAAGTAAGCGTAACTCCGCCCCCGCGCGGAAAAACCACAGGCAAATCGTTAAGAATCGGATAGCGGACGGACTCATACTGGAAATCTTCACCCATTGTGCCAGCCTTCGTCATTCTTGCCGTAATGGCTATATCAACATCGCAGGTGACAGTTTCGGGATCGAACGAACGAATAATGCCAGGTAACGCATTGGTTACAGATGCTTTAGCATTGTCCTGAACAAGCTGTGTTACATCCTGCTCATTTGCGGGTCGAATGAATGGCATGATTCCCCTTACCCCTTCACGCGCTTACAATCAAACGAGCCAATGATCCGCGCCTGATTCATATTGGTGCGGATAAGCTCAACATTCAGCCAGCGCTTTTTGCTACCGTCAGGATGGATGTATTCAAACCCATACAGATTCCCATCGCTGGCAGGCATAAGCGTCATTTCTACTTTTGCCCCGTTCTGTCCGAACTCTGTAATTTTCTGAGATGTTACATACTCACCATTAATTCTCGCCATCGAGTTTTCTATCATCTCAAAGCGAAAGTTTCCGCACTGCATGGTAATAACCTGCGCAGCATGACTTCCAGATGCGCCCAATAAACCAATCAGTAAAATAATCTTCTTCATTCTTCACTCTGCTTATTCATAAATGAACTTGAAAATAAATCAGAATTCCCGCGAGCCTCACACGCCAGATCCATATACCACGCTTGACCGCGCGTGTCGCCCGTGTAACTGATATACCGAACCTTATAGATACCATCGGTAGCAATGCTCGCCGGACTCTGCGTTAATCCAGTAGTGACAAGGTTTCCGTTTTGGCTTTCCACCGAAATTGGCCCACCAGCTTGGGCAATTTGATCCGCAGATAAGGCGCTACGATATACCGAAGCCTGATCCAGTTGGATAAGCCCGTTCAGGTGAATCCGTGAGTTAATCAGGCATTTGACATTCACACCCGCACCGATGGTCTGCTGAGGCATACCGATAAGCCCGGTATTAGCGTTGAGAACCACAGCTTCATGAGTGGCCTTGTCTCTGGGAACAATATCGACTTTTCCATAGTTGAATTGCCAAGTGGCTTTGCACTGCGCGGCCACTTCATCGAGATAGTTATGGACATAGCCAAAGAGGGCTCGACCGCGAGGAAATACCGTTGCCGGGAATTCAGGAACAATACCGCGAGAAATGCCGTAAGGTTCCAGCCTTTTCATAAGCTCAACATAAATATCTTCTGTGGTGTAGCCTTTGCTGATAGTGGTGTTGATAAATGCGCTGGTAAACGCCTCCACAGAGTCACAAGCCTGCACCTGTACCCATGAATCGACAGGGTTATCTTTTCCGGTCACAGTGAAGCGGATATCACCGCTGAAAATGACTCCGTAGTTTGCGCCGTTAGCCTGGCCCACTTCGCTTGCTGATATTTCACGTGCAATCCCCACATCACTTGCCCTTACATCCTGCGCACGACCATCATACCCCGCTATCAACACAATTTTGGCAAACTCACGTTGCATAATACGGTTCTGAGTAGTTGGTGAAAGGTTGTAGATCTTGACCGTCGCAACAGCTGGCCATTTGTTATCGTTACGCTCTATATCAAAGGTAACTTTGAAATCACTAAGGCTAATTCCTTTGCCATTCTCATCGATGAGCTGTAGCTCGAAATGGCGCATCCAGTTATATGACATAGTCGTTATTCCTGAATTGATGCCAGCGCTTTCGCCACCAGCCCACGGGCAATTTGATGGACAGAAGGCGCAACGCCAATATCGGAGCGCTGGCGTTCGCGCTCCTGGATCTTGCAGATTGCGGCGAACTGGTCGCCAGAAAGTAATACCGGTTTAACGTTTGGCTTTTTCATCCTGTTCACTCCAGAACTTTGCATTCGCTTCGTTGACTTTTTCCAGATTGCGGCATTCGTTGTTGAAGTTGTTACGCATACGTAACTGCTCGGCATGCTCACGGCCAAAGAGTTTACGCCCGGCGCTTTGCGGGTTTCCTGCTGCTAATTTCGGGTCATAAATAGCCATGCTCATTGCTCCTTACTTCGTGCGATGCCAGAAACTGGCATTATCGGTGTTAATGCTGCGAATGGCGTCGCCTGTGGAGAGAATCTTCGGTGAAACGTTGTTAACTCGCATGTAGTCGCCAACCTGCTCCAGAACGTCGATAGCCTGATCAAGCTGAATCTCTGATAGCGGGGTCGGATGTACCGCACTGAATGCCTCAGCGGGTGCGTAACGCAGCACGTCGAGCGCAACAAGGCGAGGATCGGTATCAGGAAGGGCGTTGTCATACTTTGGTGCTACCGCGCGTACCAGGCGCATAAATTCAGCGTCCATTGACGTTGGCGCGGTGGAGGTCGTAGAAGCGCCGCTGCCACTGCGAGTAATCATGTCACTATCGCGGGTGTACATCCGACGCAGGCGGTCGCCAGTTGCAATGCGTGTTGCACGTTCCTGCTTAAGCGTCGTTGCAAGATTCGCAATGACGAGAGCCACAGGAAGCGAGCAGGTCAGCCTTTCGAACGTATCATCGGAGTAAGTCACCTCGACGGTACCACCAGAGTTATCACTTTCCAGATTAACATTGGTTATCTGTTTCATTGTTCATAACCTTTTGCGTTGTTTAAATTCTGATCATTGCATAAATTGCAATGTTAGTAAATATCATTGCGCATATTGAAATGATAAATCGACGTGATACTATGACGGTGATCCACCGTTGTGTGATTGCATAAACATGGTTAACAAAAGCCCTCGCCTCTCCAGCGCGGGCTTTTTCTTTTCCGCTCCGCAAAGTTGCCGTTTCCGCATACTTTCGCTTAGGCGACGCCCCTCCAAATTAGTAATTACTCTCCGAAAAAACTCTATAGATAAGCAAAAACATGTTGGTTCAGTTGGTTCAGTTGGTTCAATTTGTAAAGATTGTTGTTTTATAAGGATTATTTCTTTAGGAGTGAACCAACAAAGCCCCGTTTTGAACCAACAAACGCTATTTTCGTGTTGGTTCAGTGGGAAAGATTTACAGGCCAGCCAGAAAAGGGCGTTGGTTCAATAGCGGCATTTGTTGGTTCAAAATGGGCGTTTGTTGGTTCGGTGTTGGTTCACTTACAAGCATGTAAATGCATTAAATACACACACTTATATTAATTAAATAGTTACTGAACCAACTGAACCAACAAAAAAACATCTCGTATGTGTGTTTTTATTCTTCACCCTCTATCTCGTCGGGTCGTAGCTGGAGCACATAAACGTTTATCTGGCGTCCATCAATTCGCGGGGATTTACGCTGATACCCCCTTCCGCTGGCTGGCGGTTTCAGCACCCCAGCCCCGGCCAGCACACGGGCAAACTGTTTCGCGTTGAATCCCTTCGCAATCTCACCTTCGAATGCTGCCGGGAACGTGTAGAACACTATCGGATCAGCATCATGCGCCCCTTTCTGACGGTACCCGGCCAAATCCCGAATCGGCATGTCAGCCGGGTCATAAGGGTAAGGTGCAAATCGGCTCAGTCCGTATGCATTAAGAAACGCCTCTGCCTGCTCGATGATCTGCTTATGCTCACGGTTCCCCGTGCCAAACTCTTTCACCCAGGCGTTAAAGCCATGCTGGATGGCGTCCCGGCTTTCCTGCTCCCCCCAGCCAGTGACAGGCATCCCAAGCACCAGCGCCGCCTCCAGAATGGCGAACCGCTCGCCTACACGATGAACCTGTTCGCCATAATCAGCGGGGATAAGACTGCGCCAGCGCTCTTGCGCCGCTCTGACAGCTTGTTTTGCCTCCTGCTGGTGGCCTGCAAGCCATTTAATCCATTCACGGCCTGCGGCTCCGTGGTTCGTCTGGTAAGCCTCTTTGAGTGCGTCGGCGTGTTGCTTCCCGTTCTGGTACTCATGGTGCGTTACTGATTTCTCCATCGGTAAATTAAGCAGTCGCACCAGTTGCCCGGCCTTAACTTTCAGCCCACCAGCAGAAAGAAACGTTTCAATGTCCATTTCCCCGGTACTGATCGCCACGGTACGCCAGCGCTTTAACTCACGGTTGCCGCCCTCCTTCGCCCCCTGTAACTTTCCGGCACCGTTAAACAGCGTGTAAGCCGACGTGGCAACGTCTTTGGCGCTACTGCCCTGCCCCACTTCGTCCAGCGGTAACAGGCTGTCGTTATGCGCTTCCGCTTCGTTGGCGATACCCAGCGCAGTACCGTACCAGGTGAGGCGCAGGGCATCCGGTTCACCGTATAAGCTGCTGGCAATGTTGGCGGTCGTCGTCTTCCCTGCGCTGGACTGTTCGAAAAGGTGAACACCGAAACCGTCAGCGCCAACAAGCCCGATCAGCGGTGCAGACAGCGCAGCAGCAACACCCAGCATCATTGACGGGTTGCCCAACGCAAGACGCGCCACCGAATCACGCCAGCTTTCCGGCGTTCCACTGACGGTATAGCCACCAGCCGCCGCACTGCGGCCACTGAATAAAAGCGGTATCTCTGGATCACCAATAACATCACCATCCGGCATGATGTACGCCCCGCTGTGCCAGCCTGTGGTGTGGCTGATCTGCCACTCCTTGCCGCTACCGGTTCGCTGTAGCCAGTCGGCCAGAATTGCCCGCAACGATGGTTTGGTCGTCACACTGACACCGCCGTTTTTCAGAGTTCGCCATCCCTCGCGGTCGCCAATGTCCTCCCAAGGAAGCGCACGGGTAACTTGCCCCCGATTGCCGGGAACGTCCCAACGCAGGATCAGAAAGCGCTGTCTGGCGTTATCACTCCCTGCACCAGCAATCTCCAGCGGAGAGCATAGCCACGCCTCGGTATTGATAATTTCCCCTGTGTCTTTGTCCACTTTCGGGGTGATCCAGTGAATGCCATCCGAACGGCTCTCTACTCGCGGTTTAAGGTCGTCGTCGATACCAGGGCTTTTCTTGCCGCCGTCGATTGCTGCCAGTGTCACACCCACTTTCTTACCCTCCGGTTGGTACATTGAGGCGTTAAATGCTGCTGTAGCGGCTTCCAGTCCATATTGTTGGTGGTAATCGTTCCAGTCCGCTTTGTAGTCCACGGGTGGCAGCGAGGCCCAGCCAGCAACGGCTTTTGCGGCTTTCTCCGCGCACTCCTTACCTGTGTTAATTTTCACTCCTCCTCTTCTGTCACTTTCGGCGCTCTGGTCATTGTCTGCGGCAATGATGATCCGCGCGTTAGGGTGCTTTTGGCGCATAAGCTGTGCGACCGAAAGCAGGTTTCCGGCGTCCACTGCGACCACCGCCAGCGCTTCGGGGTGCATCTGGTGAACGGATAGCGCCGTTGCCAGCCCCTCGGCAATTAAAACGCTCTGCGGCGATTCTGGCGCGTTTACGGCGTGATATGCCCCGCGCTTTGCTGAACCTGTCAGAAGGCGCTTTTCTCCCTGTGGGGTGATGGTCTGTGCGGCTGCCACTGCGCCGGACTCATCCACCAGCTCAAGCAGGACTGAACCATCAGGCAATAGCGGGAAAGTGAACCCGTCCAGCCCCTTAGCCATCAGATATTCAGATTCGCCCCGTGTGACGCTCTGGCGCATTCCGGCATACAGGCTGGCAAACGTAGCCCTTCGCTGCTCTGCGTCCTCTGCTGCCTGTTTCTGGCGCTCCTGCTCGCGCTGCTGGCGCTCAGACTCCATTTGCTCCCGCCTCTGGCTGGCTGCTGTCGGGTCGGTTTCTGCTGCCCGGTAATCAATACCCAGCACATCAGCGGCAAGGTGCGCCGCCTCCGTGGTGTCGCAGTTGTTAACCCGCTTGATTAAATCCAGCCCGTCGCCCGCGCCGCACTGGTTGCAGATAAAGCTGCCGCGCCCGTTATCATCGAACCGGAAGCGATCCGTACCGCCACATGCAGGGCAGGGGGCATGGCGGCGCGATGAATCAGGCACGTCGATAGACAATCCAGCCAGCACATAAGGCCAGCGCCCTGCTGCGGCGGTGGTCACTTCGCGGATAAGGTCGATATTACGCATTCGTGTACCTCCCTCAGTGCGCCAGCGGCATTTCAGGCCAGCCGTTTTCATTCAGATCGGCAATGAATCCATCGTGTAGCTCTGCCAGCGTCTGACGCCCGAACGGGGTCAACTCGCCGCGCTCCGTGTCCAGCATGGCGCGGTAGAACACAATGGCGTTTTCCGTACCCTGTTCGACGCCGTATCGCTCAATCATTGCGCCCTCGATGTTGTTCGCCATCGCCAGCCGTTCAGCAAACGGGTAAATCACCATGCCCGCATTACCATTGGAGTAAATCGCCACCTGCGATGTTGTGCCGTCAGCCTCCGTGACGGAGGTTGTGCCGTTTTCGCGCTTCATCTCAGAAACGAACGTCGCAGCAATCAGCCAGCGCCACATAGTGACGTTATGCTGCGCAGTAAAGTCGAACCAGCCACGCGCCCCGCCATCAGCAACGGCAAAATGAATGGCGTAGCCGATATCTGGCGTATCGTCGTACTCTCCCGCATCCAGACGGCTTACAGCGCTCTCATAGGTTATAATGGCTACATGCTCATATATCCCGGCATCATTGCTGGTCATGATATTGACGCCGTGCGGCGTTGCCTCTGCGTGATAGCTCATGACTTGCCCTCCCGATATTCACGCATCACATAGTCAGCCAGCTTGCTTTCGGCTTCTTCCATTGCCTCCGGGACGCCATGCAGCAAAGTGAGGATTGAACCGATAAGACGCGGAAGGTCGGGGCTAGTGTCTTTGGTGGTGCTCTCCAGCCACATGGATAAAACAGCCTGTGCCTGTTCAATCTGACAGGTGGCATCAATCAGTTGTAACTGGCTCATGCGCTGGCCTCCGCATCAATTCTGGCTATATCGATAATCGTCAGGACTTTACTCAGCCAGCAATACACGATAGCGGCCTGTTCATCGTCTAGTTGAGTGGCTAAATCGGTCATAACGTGAGCCAGCCCATTGCGGGCGCGGGTCATGCGTTCTGCTGTTCGGTCTGCCAGCGTAAAATCATCCGGGTATGCTTCTTTACGAGATAGCATCGCTTCGGCTTCCAGCTCTGCCGGGTGGCGGTAGATGGTATTTATGTTCATGCTGCCACCTCACGAATGCGGGTAATGCGAACGTGTTTATAGCTGCCCTTCTGCGCCAGTAGTTGCGCAGTAGATTTAGCTGTTTCTGGGCTAGTGCTGGTCATGGTGTAGTGAATCCCTACCGTATGCCCGCGCCTGTTAACAGCGTATCCGTCAATCTGGAAGGTTTTACGCATTTCCGGCCTCCATTGCTAAACGGGACTGGATAGCGGCGGCTTTGCTGCCTAATTGAAGGTAAGTGCGAGTTATCGCCGGGTTGCTATGGCCCAGCATTTCAGACGCCACCAATAAGCCCTGTTCGCCACCTGCGGACATAAGATTAAAGGCTGCTATTTTTCGGCTTGAATAGGCGCTCAGGCGCAATTTAGCGTTAATGAAGCGGGTAAACCACGCCATGACGCCATGAAGTTTGCGCCAGATGGTTTGGCGGGTCACGCTACCTTCCAGACGTTGACAACGGTTACTTTCGATTTGAGAGCGGGAAAATACCAGGTCGTCCTCTACCAGATTCCGATCCTGCCGGTCACGCAGCCGCTTGATGATGCCGGGCGGTAACTGTTTGGTGTCGTGCTTGACGTCAGCCTTTGCCACCAGCCCGAACACAATCGCCTGTTCTTCGTCGTTCATATCGGCGGCCAGTTCATCACAGCCGATACTATCCCACTTCATGTAGGCGATATGGTCAGCGGCGAGCCGTGCGGCGTCCTTGCGCTGCTGGCGCACAATTTCAATACCTTTGCGGGTTGCCCGCGCTTCGGCGGCTTTGGTTTGCTTGGCAACGATAATTGTCGCCTGCCCCGTTTCCCAATTGACGCAGGAATAGCGCAGGTTGCAAACATCGCTGGTACGCCAGCCGGTTACGGTCGCAATATCCCACCAGAGCAATACCCAATCCGGTTGCGTCTGCTGGATGCGCTCACGTAGCTTGCGCTGCTCGTCGCGGTCATAAACAGGGGTCATGGTGCGACTGCCCTTTGTGCTCGCCGCTTTAACGACATTGCCGCGCAGCTCGCGGGCTTTGGCTGTCAGAGTCTGGAGGTTAAACACGGCGCACCTCCGGCACTGGCAGACGTGCGGCCAGAGACAAAATAAAGTGCGGCGCAAGGATGCGGCGGGCTTCGCGTTCGGTCGCAGCCTCAACGGACAAACGGCAAGGTTTGGCTTTTTTGTCGTGGCGATTAAGCGCGAGAAAGCGCCAGGTGAATTTTGGATGTGCGGATCTAGCCATTTTTAGCGGCTCCTAGAACATATTGAAGGAGTCTCGCCAGATGCTGCTAAACATGGGTGGCGAGACGTGGCGGGGTTAGCAGACTGGCGTTCTAGGAAACCAGCAGGCGTTAAGCCTCCCCACCACGCCCCGCCATAAATCGGGGGTGTGGTTGGTTTTCGGGCGTAAAAATACCGCTATACGGAAATCAGCGGCTACCCGCTAGAACGTTCAGGCTGCTAAACCCGGCACCCGTTTTGTGAGGTGCGAAATAATCATAACCACACCCTGCCCGCCAGCGCAAGAAGATATTTCACCACCAACGTTTGTAACACCTGTCGAATCGTCCATGCCCCCGGAATGGGAACATTTGAAAACTGCGAATCAAAGTGCGAATGGAATTGCGAATTCGCAAAGAGAGAACACTGCTCAAAGCAGGCCGGATAAGGCTTCTCGGAAAAATTGCGAATGCGAATTCACCAGAAACGAAACGCGAATAATCCACAAACAAAACCGACACGCAGGGAGCGAACTGCCCGTATTCAATCGGCGGAAAAGTCCGCCGATTAAAATCATGCCCGGCAATCTCCTGAGATTTCAGGAGATCGAGAGCCACCAGCAGCGAACCGTTCATGCCATCGGTAACTTACCCGCAATGATGTAATCATTTACATCATTCGTTTGTGATGTTATTATTTACATCAACAAGGAGATAAGCCAATGCCCGCTGTTGAGTTGATGAACCGCCGTATCCAGATAGCTGATAACGCTTTCGCCTCGATCCGCATTCTGGAAGTAGACCCGGCAATTTTAGGTAGCCAGCACCAATACAAGTACAGTCTGGCCTACATCGTAGATGGCGAGTGCGTCATGCGTTACGACAACGAACGTGGCAAAGGCGACCACAAACACATCCATGATCGGGAATATCCGGTGACATTCACCACCATTGAGAACCTGATCGCCAGCTTTCAGGCTGACATAAACCTGTTGAGGAGGTAATACCATGCGAGTGCTGACCGTCAGAGTAATGACCGTTGATGATGCTTTCCGGGTGACAATGTCCGACGCCTCCCGCGCAATGAACGGGGATTTCATCGGTTCCGAACTGATTTTTCCCACTGTAGAACAACTGGCTAAAACTATGCTTGCCCCTAACCGCTGGCAGATCATCAAAGCGATGGAGGGAGCGCAAGCCGTATCAATCCGCGAACTATCACGCATTGTTAACCGTGATTTTCGCGGTGTTTATAACGATGTTCAGTCACTGCTTAACGGCGGCGTTCTGGACAAAGACGGCGAAAAAATCGTGCTGCCTTATGACCGAATTCACATTGAATTCAATTCAGATGATGCGGCAGCGTAATAGCCATGCCAGTGAAGCCACCAGCCAGAAGGTGATTACCGGCGCTGGTGGCCGTAAGTTACAGATCCCCACCACTGACAATAAAAAGGGCTTGCCCGGATAGCCGTTAGCAAGCCCTCTTTCCCAAATCTGCAAACATTCATGATGTGCAGATCCCGCGCTTCTCGCTTTGTTTACTTATCCAGGCATCTACTTCATCTTCATACCAGCAGTTACGCCCACCGACTTTAAAAGGCATTGGAAAGCCGTTTTTCTCGTCTTTTAGAAACTCGTAGAATGACGAGTCTGAGCGATAACGTAAACGCGCTTTCACTTCACCTTTTAGCAGAATATCACCGCCACTTATAGACATAAAAACCTCCGTATATATTCGATATGATTATATATGATTTGAATAAAAAAAACGCATTCCGGTTAGCTTTGGGCATAAAAAAAGCTGGCTTAAAGCCAGCTATTCCCGTTTGAAATCATAATTATCCAAAAATTGATATGCCCTACACAACCAGCCTTAAGCCCTTATCGCCGCTGGTCTCCAGTATCTCTCCACGCTCTGCGGCCTCGATAAAGTCCCCCCACCATTGCATTAAAACCCGGCGTTTTTCCAGATAGTCGCTACGGTTATAAACATTTCGAATCGCATCGGCGCTTTTGTGAGCGAGTGCAGCCTCAATCACATCAGGGTTGAACCCCTCGTCATTTAAAACTGTAGATGCCAACGCCCTGAACCCATGAGGAACAATCATTCCTTTAAACGACGTTTTGTGTATTCCGGCCTGAGTCGCACATCGTGAGATCGGCTTATTTTCTTTTCGCCATGAGGGGAAAACATAATCGCAGCGCTTCCACTTTTCGGCCTCTTTAAGCACGTTTATAGCCTGGCTCGATAATGGGACTACGTGGGGGCGCTTTCCTTTCATCCGGCTTGCAGGGATTTGCCAGATTGAATTATCAAAATCAATCTCATTCCAGAGAGCGCCGCCAGCTTCCGAAGGTCGGACCATCGTAATGATCTGAAATAATAATGCCAGCTTTGATGGCTCCCATAAGCTCAACTCGTTCCATGCGCTTAAAAATTCTGGCAACCGCTCTTTCTGTAAAGTCGCTCTTGGTTCGTTTTTTTCAGCCGGGAATGCTTTACCAATTTTCGATAGTGGGTTGTGCTCAATAACCCCAATATTTACCGCATAATCCATTATGGCGTTGATGGTAATAACCATTTTCGTAAGCGTTGATGGCCTTTCCCTGAAAGGTTTAAAAGCCTGAATAGTATCGGCTGCGTTTATTTTATGTACTGTGGTATGCCTAAAAATCGTGGAAAGATGCTTCAACGTCACATTGTGCGATTCAAGCGTGTTGCTTCTCGCACCTTCTTTAATCTTGATTTTTAGCCATTCATCGGCAACGGCCTGAAATGACTGCGCGTACATTTTACGCTGTTCATTCCTGGTATCTTTTTTGACTTCGTTCGGATCTATCCCCCGCGCTACCATACGGCGCAGTTTCGAACGTTCCTCCCTCGCTTCGGACAAAGTAAACTCCGGGTATCTTCCAATGGTATAGGTTTGTCTCTTCTTCGTTACCGGGTGTACATACCGAAAACGCCATGACTTACCGCCCCGGCTTGTGATGTAAAGCAACAAACCGAAACCATCGTGCAAACTGAAATCCTTGCCCTGTGCCTTCGCGCTTTTCACTTCGACGCTAGTTAGTGGCCTAACAATCATTCAACACCTCTCTGGCTACCATGTAATGCAAACGGCGCATGATTCTCTTTCTAGTCCCTCATGTACCGAATCAAAGCGAAATCCGGCGAATAAATCCGCACATGTTCGGAGTGTCATTTTTATGGTTCAGGCCAGTAACGCCGTATGATTCCGAACGATAACGCACTGATTAATAGATATTAGTTGCATAAGGTACAGATATGCAGTCATTGGATTATCCTTTGCGGTTAGACCAGAAGTCGGCGTTTTGTTTGTTCAGGGAAGCGATGCTGGTCATGCCCATATTTGGACGTTGTGCATCGCCCGTGGTGCTGCGGGTGTTTCGCCCTTTGGCAATCTCTGACACGGCGTTAAACGCCATATCTACCGATTGCTTGGGCAATTTGCGGATATCCGCATCACCGACAACCTGGCGAACCAGTGTTTTGTCAGCGGCAGCCAGCACATCACGTTTGAACGCGGTCGGTTTCACCTTACGGCTCAGATCGATACCCGGGACGATAACCTCGGCACGATAGGCAGAGTCACCGGTAATCGTGGTTTCCTCTTCGTCGTCCTCGCCGTCGCCGGTCGGATCTTTTTTGTCTTTTTCGTCAGGCTTATTGTCGTTATCGCCCGTCGCAGTTCCTTCGAGCTTAGCCAGCAGGGCTTTGAGCAAGGTTTTGATATCGTCCTCGCCGTCGCCGGTTGGATCTCCGCCCATTTCCGGCTTTTTGTCCGGCAATGGTTGCTGCGGTGAAAGGTTAATGTTGAGGTTAACGCCGCTCGGCAGATCCCCTTCGTCACCCGTTACCGCCGCTGGCGCAGAGTCCAGCAGTTCGTTCATGGTGTCAGCGTCACCCGTTTTGATGGCCGTGCGCATGCGGGTCCACCAGCTTTTCTTTTGATTTGCCATTGTGTCTCTGTCTCCAATTGCACAACGATTTCCGGCTCTGCCTTTAGGGACAAGAGCCACATGGTTTCCGGTAATATCGACCTGCTCGGCTTTACCTGGCTCGGTCTGCTCGTACTCCGCGTCATAGCCGCACGACACTTCGCGCAGACCATCTTCGATAAGCTGAATGGCGCTTTCGTCTTTGACGATAAGGTCTGCCAGCATCAAATCAGACTGGTCACCAGTCCCGCGCCGCACATTCTGAAGATGCCCGACAGCAAGCTCTTTCCAGTTCTCGGGATTTACCAGCCGCACATTCCCGTTTTCATCTTCAGGATGCAGGATCGTGATGCTCATCCCTTCGAATGAGGCGAGCGTGGCCGGATGGAATACCTGCTCAGGAGAACGCGTTACGACTATCTCACCGAGCTTGTCGGGTTTGAGGTTTGGCAGATCGGCAGCGCCGTAGAGCTGCTTACCCGTTCGACCTATCGGCACGTCTTTACACAACAGCGAGCCGTCAGCCAGCTGATAGCGGGTTTCCCCCAGCCGGGTATTGAAAAAATATTTCATGGTTTACCTGCGATTCAGGCGAGATAAGAATGAGGGTTGGGGAAGACGATTTCTTTGTAACAGCGGCAGTTCGGCAGCTCACCAGCGTGACCGGTCATACCGTCAAGCGTTGGAGGTCGGCCCCATTCGACAAACTTACCTTCCATCTCCCGATGAGAATGCCGGACGTCGCCATCTTCGGCTGTACGCCAGATATAACCATTCGAGCCGATTGACAGCGCACGCGCCTGATCGAGCGCGCCGGTTGCGCGTCCAAGCTCGGTACGGGCGATAAGGTTCGCTCGCGAGCGTGACACGTCACCGGACGCAGCTATCTCTTTCGCGAATGGCTCAGCGCGGCCACCAGTCACAACAGCCTCGATGGCTTTGTTCTGAATGTCATACACCCGATCGGCGGCCTCAAGAGGCAGCGATTTAATGTACTTAATTTGCTCGGCAACGATGGATTTCATCACCTGGCCTACCGGGGCGCGGTCAACCATGTTGCGCAGCTCTGCGCTGATGTTCCGGCTGTGCTGACGCCACTGCTTTTCATTCTGGCGCGCTATGTCTGCGGTGAAGTTCTCAGCAACCTTCGTCGCCCAGGGGGTGATGATTTCGCTGTAGCGCTCCAGCGCATCCATTATTTCGGTGACGCTATCGTTTGAACCATCGTAGCGCCCATTTACGATATCCCCGACCGCCCGCGCTATCTGCCGTAGGCTCGTTCGATATCGGATCTCCGCCTGGCGACTCTGGCGGTTTGTCGCCAAGTTCGCCGATGCCTGGCGGCGCTTCGTCTTCGGCATTCTCGATATCCTCGTCGGTAATGGATGCCCCGATGCCGGTGACGTCAGAGTTTTCGCGCAGGTCGGTCATCGCCGCCTTACGCGTCATCAATCCGTCGCCCAGCGCGGTACTGATCGCGTTGGTGGTGTTTACGGCCACCGTTGATCGGTCAACGTCTGACATTTGCCATAGCGGGTTAAACTCAAACGTGAAATCGTCCGGCAGCGGCTTTCCGAGTTCCGAGCGGTGCATAATGTCCAGTATCCGGCGCATCGGCAGCCGTAAGCGGCGCTCCTGCAATGAGCTCACCCGGTCGTAATAGTTGGCGAGGTCTGCATCACCAGTAGAGAAGCCTTTCGGGGATTGACCGAACAGGCGTACCAGCGGGATACCAACGGCACCGCTGATCTGCTCAGCAAACTGCGAAAGAATGTCATCCAGACCACTAAAGCTGTACTGGTGGGTTTCGAACTTATCCCGCGAGTCCATGAGCGTCATACCTTCATTGCTCTGGAACTGGCGGATCAGGTCGATGTTCTTCAGCAACGCTTCGAACGCCGGGCCTCCAAGCGCGATAAGCTCGCGCAACTTCTCCACGCTATAGGTACGCAGATGCGCTTTATAGACCAGCTGCGCCGCGCCGACAGTAGCGCTATCGAACGCAGTAAGCCGATCCCAGATACGCTCTACAACCGACATTCCCCATTCGTTTTCGGTCATCTTCTGCTGGAATGGCAGCGTGACGCCATCAAAGCGGATCAGGCGGCTGTGATGGATGCGCCAGGCCGGAATGCCCGTTGCGGTGGTCACCACGTCGTAAAACTCAGGCTTGCCGAGGTCCGGCCCCATCTCTTTAATGCGGCGTGTCAGCACCGGGTTAATCATCCAGCGGTCGAGCGGGAGAATGCCCTTAAACTTGCCCTCGCCAATGGTTTCGAGTCGCAGCGGGGTCATTGGTGCTTGCCCCTCGATCATGATGAAGCCGACCGCGCCGCCGTAGAGGCGCGACCATTTCAGCACGTCGTTCAGCGCATCCCAGATCTGCAACTCATCCAGTTGCGCTTCGAGGGTGCCACGGTCTTTGGCGTCAATCTCCGAAGTGATGCGAATGCCCTTTCGGGTCATATCGTCCGGGATAGCGTCGACCGCTTCACCGATAACCCACGAACCGCGATATGACCATTCCACCAGCATGCGGTTGCGGCTGGTGAAGTTCGCCCGGTAGGTCGATGCTGAATGCTGGTTAGGCGTCTGCATCCCCACGCGGGCGAAAAAGTTCTCATAGCCATCAGCGGTGGCCTGCGCCGTTCGCTGAGAGGCTTGCTTGTTTCGTGCCATCAGGCCTGTCTCCCTAGCAGCTCCCAGATGTTCAGGGCTGAATTCATTGGCGCGTAGCTGATCATCACCGAGTCGGCGAGGTTCGGCGACTTGGTGCCGTCAGGCTGTTTATCAACAACGATTTTCCCCACGCCGTTAATGGAGTAGGTCGGCTGCGACAGCTCGATGATGAGTTTGTCTTTGCTCGCCATGGCGCTGCTGATTGAGATGATTTCGTCCGGGTTGTAGGCCATGCCCTCAACCACGGCGCGATAGGTATTCTGGAAAAGCTTGCGTAACCGCCACCAGCTCTGGGCCTTGGCGTTAGCGAAGAAGTCCTTGTTCAGGCGGGCGGCCTGTCCGTTGTCGCCGCGCACCGCTTCGTCGTCCGGATCAAACACCGCGCCGCTACCGCGAAACGGTGTGGCGAGTATTGACGGTCGGCGCGCAGCGTTACGCAGTTCGTTGATGGCGCGTGCATCGCCGCGAACGCCAGCGCCCAGGCCGTCCTCGTCGAAGCGAAATTCTTCGAGGTTGTCCTGTTCGCAAAAGCCGAAGACCTTCTCAACGGACTGGTAAATGTCGCTGCCCACGCCGGACCATTCACGCACGTTCTCCAGAAGGAAGCCGTGACGGGTCGAAAAGGCATTTTTGTCCCGGCCTTCGTCGGCGACGTCCATCGCGCCCAGTCGCTTGCCCGTTGGCTGAATACCAAGTTTGATATGCGCGTCGACGGCAGCCTGTACCCAGTCGGACGGGATCAGGACGCCTTCCGCAGATGCGCTGTAGTTCAGGTCAAGTTCCTGCGCCACCACCACCGGATTGTCGATTTTCTCGCACTCCCTGCGATACCACTCTTCATCCTTGCGCGGGTCATCTCGCCAGTGGAACGTGAATACTGGTATTTTTCCGCCGTGGCGCTTCTGCGCGAACGGGTTCGCCATGCCATTAACCGAGCTCAGGTCAATACGGCAACGGGTGGTTTGCGACAGCGCCGCATCAATCAACAGAGGACGCTGGAGGAATGCAGCCTCATCCACCAGGTAGAGCGTGGTACGGTCACCACGTCCGATATTGTCGCCAGCCTCGCCTTTGATAACCGCGCCAGTATCTGGAAACTCAACGCGCATATACGGCGCATGCTTCTTCTCGTCCCACGAACCACGAAACTCGATGGGCAGTGTTTCCACGAACTTTCGCGCCTTCCAGAACAGCGCCTTCGGGTCACCGGTGCTGTCGACGTATTCCTCTTTACGGGAGCCGAAACCGATAACCATTTCTTTGTTGAAGAGACAAAGCGAGCAGGCCAGCCCGATCGCGGTCCAACTGAGCCCCATTTCGCGGCTCTTTTCGGTGATGCCGTTCTCCAGTCGTTCGCGCCGCTCCATGATCCAGTGAATCCACTCTTCCTGTTTCGGGAACAGCAGAAAAGGGATGGTGACCGGCAGGCCATAATCGATGTTACGCGGGTCAGTAGTCATACCCCAGTCGATGATGAACTGTGCCGGGTTGGTGCGATAAAACTGCTTTAGCGCTGGCAGCATTTCAGGGTTCTGGCGAATGCGCTGTAAGCGCTCCATCCGCCATTCAAAAACCATCTGGTAATCAGGGTTTCTGAAATCGAATTCAAACGGGAGAGGCATGATCACCCCATCATCTTGCGGTAAATCTCTGCGGCCTGATCTGCGGTGAGGTTGGTCGTCTCGGTCTTGATCGGGCCGCCATCCTTGCCAGTGCTCTCAACCTTCAGCTTATTGGTGTAAGCGTCGCCAACCTCTTTCGCGGCCTGTTCGATAAGCTGCGCCGTCAGGGAGAAGTTTTTCATCCCCTCGGTTTTGGTTGCCATGCGGTCAAGCACGCGGAGGCGATAGGATTTGTTCGCTATCGGAATGTCGCTGGTTTCGGTCAGGAACCGTTCGCGCGTCGCGTGGAACATCTCGATCCACTTTTTGGCGAGCGTCTTACCGCTGGCCTTCGTGGGGTCGTGAGATTCAGCCTGCTGGCGGGTGATCTTGATCCCGAATTCTTTTTGGACAGCCTCGACCACCTGCGATGGCGTGTCATAGCACGCAAGCGACTGAATGATGAAGGCTTTCACATCAGGTTTTAATGCAGCCATAAATCACCATTCGTCTTATACAGTCCAGTATTTAAGCCAGTCGCAGCATGCACGTCCCGCACGCTCTGGCAATATCGAGATGAGCAACCTCCGCTGGCTGATTCGCCGCATCAATCATTTCCTGCACGTCCCGGCTCGCACCGTAACGGCGAACCACGCCCACAAACTCTTCCACGTCATGGCCGCGCAGCTTCAGCTTTGGCTGCCCTTCCTGCGTGAACTTCGGCACACCAAATTCATCTGTCGCTTGGCAGATGTGATAAAGCTCGTGCTCTATCAGCGCGCAGAATTCCAGATCGGAACATTGCGAGCAGTAATCGGCGGCCAGCGTGATGATGAACTGCGGCACCCTGCCGAACCATTCATACATCTGCTGCTCCATCCGCGCTTTCTGCCAGCCTCCAGCCCGCATTGCCACTTCTTCCGCCTGCCCCAGCACGGACCGCCCTTTCTTCTCGAAAGTGTTCGACGCCCAGAGAAAGCACAGATCCGCTTCAAGCAAATGCTGGTGGTCAGGGTTGTAGAGGTCACCCTCATCGCTCAGGATGTGCTGATTCAGCCACTCGCCAACGTCAATGGCGGGCATTATGCTGATGTAAGGCTTCGGGTCAGGTGGCATCGTAAAATGCGCTGGTGGGTGTGGTCTGTTCATGAATAATCCCAGTGCTCCATTATCGAAGCCCCTCAGTGAAGGGCTTCTGTAATGTCAGTCCCGGACGAACGTAACCTTTGTGGTTATCATTCGCCGTACAAGGCGCGTCGCTTCGCGTTGCATTTCATCAATTACTTTTGGCGTCAGCGGCTGACGCGCATATTTGCGCTCAATCTCTGCAAAAATCCCGTTCAGCACCTCGCTGTCTGGTGGGATAACTTCAACGTTTAATCGTGCCATCTGTTTGTCCTGCCCTGTTGTTCTCGAAAGTCCTGATATCAGCCTTATCCCTGTTGCACTGTGCTAACGCTGACAACAACGCAACATTCAGGTTAAGGCTTGCTCCCCACGTAAACGGATCGGGTAAATCTGGCTGGGGTGTTTCAGCCGTCAGGTTGGCTGGTAACGGAACCACCGGAACTGGAACGTAGACCGTTCGCGTAGTCGTGCAGCCGCTTAACTGCGCCAGAAGGCACAAAACGAACAGCACAATCATCATCCGCAACAGCAGCCTTGATATCGTTCTCAGTTCTCTGTGACTCCAGTGCGATCTGCTGCCTGGCATATTGATTTGTCTCCAGAATGATGTTCGTTATTGCTACGGTGCGCAGGACATTCGCGGTGATGGTCTCAAAGGAATCAGCGCGCTGTTCTGCATCGTCAGCGCGCCGCTGTTCCTCCAGAAACTTTCCATGGTAATGATTCGCTGACCAGACAAGACCACCAGCAATACAAGCAATAAACGTTAAAATAAGCGCCCAATAACTCATCTTCATACCAGCAGCGCCGCCCGCGCCTTGTTGTATCGGACCTTACGATCCTCAATACCGTTCAGACCGCCGTTAATGATGCGAGTAACACGATTAATATCGGCACCGTAGATCATGCAGCCTTTAGAGGTGTAGAACCATGCAGCTGAGCGCGCAGCCTGTAGTTCCTGTTCCAGTTGTTCAGGTGAAGTCACCAAATCTAACTTCAGAGCAGCCCCGCAGGTGCGATAATTGTCGAGGCCAGTGATTTGAATTAACCCTCTGCCGCGATATTTCCAGCCGTCGCCGGGCGCTTTGTTACCCAGGCGGTTGCTATACACCAGATTGGCAATAGCATCCTGACGAGCTGCATGTCCGGATGTTCTGCCAAGGGCATCAGCCTGCTGCTGTGTGATCCTCTTTCCGAACGTCGCCACCAGCGCAGATGGTGTGTAGTTCAAATTTTCAACTACAGCGCTAAAGCCACCAGACTCATGACCTACCTGAGCGATGAACATGGCCTGATCCGCGGGTGCTGTAATGCCGAATTCTTTCATCGCTGCATCTACTGGTTGAAACCAGCGCACAGCCAGTCCGGCGCTGATACCAGCCGCCTTTTGAAATAATTGTTGGTTCATTAGTGCCTCAGATGATCAACCAGGCGTGCAACGTTGCCTCTGACGGCCACCAGCACGGAAAGAAAAATAGTATTCGCCACGATAATGGGCCATGAGGAATGGGGATAAATCCCACAGAGATAGGCCAACGGAACAGCACTGTATGTAACAGTAATCAGCCAGGCTAAACGTGAAACCCAAGGACGATGCCGCGAATCACCACGACGATAAAACATCAGAGTAATAACAACACAAGCACATAACAGCGCGTTTATAGTTGCTGTCGGGTCATTTAGCTCCACCTGAACCTCCCCGGCGCGTTATGAGCGCCACCAGCGACCCGATATCCTGATTATTCAGGAACGTCAGAATCTTAACGGCTAAAGCAGATACGATTACGGCACCAATGGCATCCAGAGGTTTATCACTGTATCCGGTCAAGCTTGCCAGCTTGGAGCCAACCAACCCAGAGCAAAGGATCCCGGCAATATACGACACGATAAAATATGCCAGTCGGCGCGATGCGCTCAGATCCGCTGCTGTTGCTATGTAGAATACAGCCCCTGCAAATGCGCCAAATACAACGCCGTAATCAGTTCCGGTCAGCAGTCCATAAACACTGGCACCCGTCAGGGCACCACCAGCCAGCCCAGTACCGGAAATTGGATCGGACATTTAGCCCCCTCTTAATTGCTGTGAGTCCTCTCAGGTATGAGGGGAAATAGGCTCAGGCTTCACGGGTTGGATTTATCAACAAAGCACGTAGCGGATGATTACCGTGAGCCGGAAATAAAAAAGCCCCAGCGGGTGCCGGGGCGAGTTATAGATAAGTGCATGCTCTAGCAGCAAATCACTGTATTTGATATCGTTAAATCGCCAAAAATAACCCTATCAAACATGGAGAATTATATGAGTGAATCAAACAAACCATCTGGAGAAAATAAGCCTCAACCCGCACCACAGCCTAAACCGGCTCCACAGCCAGCCGAAAGAAATCTGAGGACAGGTTATACCTTTGTTGCCGATTCTGCTGAAAACATCAGAAAAAAAGGTAAGTAAGTACTGAGATTACAAGTGCACAAACAGGGGTGAGGATTGTAGCGATCCTTACCCTTTCTAGTTCTCGGCCTATTCTGGCATTCTCTTTTTTACTCATTTCAGCCATTCTGGTTAAATCCGCAAGCCGGTAGCGCCGCAAGACGTTCAATGTTGAACGCTTTCCTGAAAATCCTTTCGACTCAAAACCAGTGTAATCATCTTCAGTAAACCCTTTATAGTCATCATGGTAAAGCGCATAGGGTGTCGATGACACGAGAGCTCGTGACCTTACAACGAGGACGCAGCGAACAAGATAAGCCGCACACATTGCCCAGTAGACTAAAAAAACAGACATTCCAGCGGTGAGGTAATCAAAACCTGTACGTTGCGTTAATAACAAAAATGACGAGCCCACGCCAGCAATGAGTATACTCAATAACTTCTGGCCATTTTCTTTGTTTAGTGCGTTGGACTGGTGAATTTCGCGTATACAATCCTCGCCCTGCTTCTCCAGAAAAGCAACGAGTTCGTCGTCCGCATCCAAAAAGTAATCATCGGGTAGATTATTCATTCCCCAACCTCACATCCTGTAATGCATCAATTTTACCTGAATGTCTCGAACCTTGGTATTGCTGTCTCCAGAAACGCAAAAAACCCCACGGTGTTATCCGCAGGGCTTGAAACGAAGGCATTAACCCATCGTTGGGACAAAATTAACACAGATTCGGGAAAAGTAAATAGCCCAAGACAAAATCATAGGCTATCGCTATAGGCGTTACCGCGTTATCTGCTTAAGCTGTTTTTCGGCCCAGGACTCTTCGATATCAAATTTCGTGATCAGCAGGTCGTAGAATGGCTTAACAGACTTTTTCCAGGTGTCCAGGCTAATGGCGTCAGTAATCTGGCATACAGCAGCATAGGCTTCAGTCGACGGAAGTCGTTCATACCCACGCCCTCCGCAGCGCTTACAGTCAGCCAGAACAGGAACGTCCTGTTTCTCAGTAAGAGCCTGGTTCACTGCCTTGCCGCGCCCATGGCAATCACTGCAAGAAGCACTAACCACACCAGAGCCATTACACTTTTTGCATAGCACTTTGATGGATTCTTTGACCTTCACCATCCCGGACACGGTCATTTTCCCTTCTGGCTTACGGAATTTATTGGTAAACACGTCAGCCTCAATGAAGCCCTGACCGTCACAACAATCGCACTGCTTCACGCTGGCAGCGCTGCGGGAATAGTCCTCAAAAGCGAAGGTGGCCAACTGGTGCATCACCTGAGGTTTAACCGCGGCACCGAGCTTACGCAGTGCGGCAACCTTGTCGCATTTTGTCATCGCGTACTCAGCCAGCAGACCGATCGCCCGATCCCGGTCGTTATTGCTTATGCCCATCTTGCCGAGGAAGGCGCTGTAACCCATTGCGGCGCGTTCCTGCGTCATGCCCATGGCAGCCATTATGTCGGTACCGGTCAGTGAATCGGAGGCGGTAGCGCGCGGAGAATCGCTAATCAGTGTGGATTTAGCGAAGTGGTATTTCACTGTGTTTTCAAGGTTCATAGCGCTTCTCCAGCATAAGTTTTCACGTAATTCTTCAGTATCCGGTAGTCCGTTAGCACAGAGCCGGGAAAGTGGTATAAGCGAAGCCGCTGCCAGCGAACGCGGAGGTGATCGGAAAAACAGGATTCAAATGTCATACGGCCTCCAGCCCGGTGATTGTCAGTTCCAGCTTTCCACCTTTGGTAACGGGCATCTTCACAACGCGATAATCAACGACCTGAGCATCGTCCAGCCAGAAACCTGCTTTGGTGAGTGCGTCAAAAGCGGCCTTTTGCAGATTATCCAGGTCACGGCGACGGCGATCCGGCATGTGGCACTCAATGCGGATTTTCACAGGCATAGCCAGGCCGATATCCAGCATTGCGTTTTTAATGATTCGGGCGACGTTATCGCGGTATGCCTGCCCTTCTGCGCTGATGTGCGTGCGCCCGCGATTATGGCGGTAGTAGCTGTTATTGCTCGGCGGCCAGGGCAATGTGATGTTGTAAGTATTCACGCCTTGATTACCCCCTCTTTCAGCCAGATAACCTGCGTTCTCGCCATACCTTCCAGCGCGCATTCTTTAGCATACTCAGCATCGACAAAATGTGTACGGCGGTCGATCTCGTCGTGACAGGCAGAGCATGCAATGGTGGCAATCAGATCAGGCGGTTTGATTCCGGTGCCACATAACCCGGCCAGGCGAATGTGCGCCAGTACAGACGTTTCCGGGTTACCGTTGCAGACGCCGGGAATTCGAACCTGACAATCACGACCACGTGCCTCTTTGCGTAAATTTGCCATGCTCACCCCCACGCCTTGCTTTGCCATACCCGGCTCGGGCGAGGCGCGTTATCGCCTTCCGGCAATTGCGCGCTGACGGTCCAGGTGATGTTGTCGCGATTCAGGCTGCGCTCTGTCTTTACACCGCGCGCCCGGTATTTCTCCACCAGCTCGTCGGCCTGTTCGGTGGTGCATTCGTGATGGTGGAACCAGGAAAATTTCATCGCCATCACCCCGCAAAGCTCATCAGCTGGGCGGCGGCGTTTTCTGCCTCTTCACAACTGCGAAATGATCGGGAGAGTATCCATCGCCACAGAACATCGAGCGCGGCTTTGTACAGCTGCTGGAACTCAGTTTCATCCATATTTGCGAATGAGATACTGCGGGGATGTTTGCGGAGGGTGCCGTCAGGCAGCTGAATGGCGTCGTAATGGCCGGACTCAATAGTGACCCATGCACGATATGCATCGAATGACTTACAGGCGCAGATGCTACCAGTACGCTTATCGGCAATGCGGTCAAGGTATTGCTCAGCCGCATCCAGCAGTGCGCCTTCGTTACCACCATAGGAAGCCAGGAATTTAGCATAGCCGGTAACCAGCTTGCGTTCATTGGAGGAGATAGCGCCGCCAGTTGGTTCCCAGTATTCAAAACCAAGATTCAGCAGAGCGAAAAAGCGGCGGTGAAACGCAGGATTGCGTACCTGTTTAAAGTCGGCCTCCAGCACGGCACCGAGCTTAATTTTTGATTGCAGTAATTCGCTGGTCTCCGGCGTGGCCGGGATCAGAATTCCTGAAGATTGCTTTATTAGTTGTAAGTGCGCCATGATGTTCTTCTTGGCGCAGATGGTCGTCAGTTTCTCAGGCTGACAGGGATATTATGGCTTGGCATACAGGCAAAAGCAATTTAACGCCGACAAAAAAAGCCTCCGAAGAGGCTTGTATGTTATTGATTATATTGTGACATGTCACACGACTAACTTCACATCATGCCAGCCACGCGTAACCCAGCATTGCGAATCACCGGCGCATGGACACGACTTAACTGGCGGCACATCACCGCATTTACCGCAGCGGTTCGCACTGATTGACTTAATGCGACCACGAACTCGGGCATCATCCTGACGGATCAGTAACGCGATGTACTCGCTCATTTCATACGGCGCTCGCCCCGGACGGCGTGATGCACAATTGCGCTCCAGCATATCCATTTCCTGCGTATCAAGTATGAGCTCAAATTTACGCCCACCAGCAGCGGCTTGCCGGGCGCGCTGGGCAGCTTTGCGTTCTGCTGCGGTCTTAGCCATTATCCGCCCCTTTTGGCTTGTGGATTCGAATAGTCATACCGCTTTCAGTGGTGATCACAATAGCTTCCCCTGGCTGGATATCCCCAAGGCGAAACGCATCGTAAAAGGAATCCAAAGCCAGCGACTTCTCATCCTTACGATTCAACCACCGCCAGCCTTTGCGAAGTGCTATGCCGAAAATCCATTGCCCTGCCTTGTAAGCCATAAAAAACCAGATGAGCACCACCTGAAAGAAGACAATCCAGTCAATAATCGTATATTTCGCGAAAGCGCCCATCACTTCACCTCCTGCCGCGGCGCTGCTGGCAGCGATTTAATCCAAGCGGCTGCCAGAAGACGACTCCACGCATCCTTAGAATCCTCAGCGCCGTAATCAATAATCGAATCGAATTCGTCTAGAATGGCTATCGTAGGCTCAACCGGCACTGCAACCCAACCATCCGGAATCGCCGGAGAGTTACCCTCAAGCACCTCGCGCACGGCTTCAAACGCCGGAGTGACATACTCAACATCCTCTTCGCATACGGCATCCAGTGTGTTTAGCGTATCGCCCATGAACGACATAGCCTGTAGAGCCTTTTCCAGCGCATCGATAACATTGGCTGGCAGCTCATCACGCTGGCTTACAGGTTCGGCTGCGAGCAGTCGCTCTAACTCCTCGCGAGCATCAGCACATCTGAAAGCGCTGAAGGTTCCACGACTGCCGTCGCTATCCAGCAGGCGATTGATGGCATCGCGTACCTCGGCAGGCAACTTGTAAGGCTGGCTTACAGGTTCATTGCTTGATGCTTGCTTGATATCTTCGCCTTGACCCGCACAATCACTGGTTTTAATGCTTGATGATTGCTTGGCTGCTTTACCCTGAAGCATGGCGGCGCGGTGACACCAGATAATCCAGCCAAGCGCCATATCCCATGCCATGTATTCTCTATCGCCATTTTTTGCCCTACGGCGATCTACAGATTCCCCGAAACGCTTCTCCATAAATAATTCATAGGCTGCTCGTTCATCCGATACTGCTGCCAGTGATGCCAGTGCAATTTTTAATGCGGTAAGCATGTCGTTTTGATCTTCATCGAGTCCGAACGGTATTTCATCCCGTGCTGACTCAATGCTGGTAATCGTGTTCTGTAACCATTCTTTGGTAAGAGTATTCATAACTATTTCACTTTAATCTCAATATTTCGCAGCTTTAGCTCTACTGGCAGGTCTGACTTTCCTGTTAATGCTAATGCGAGATTTTCTGGAGTAATGAGAGCTGTTATTGTTTTCCCCATCGCCAGACGAATAATCATTCGTATTTCGCGATCGTCACATGCTCCTGGTCGAACAATTGATATCTGTCCGTTCATCTCACTCTCCTTTGATGCGAATGCCAGCGGCGCGGATTGCAGCGATGACTTCAGAAACTTTGTATGCCATTACCGTTTGGTAATCCTCGTGAAAATCTGTTCGATGAAGCATGCTTCTACGTTCTGGGAGCGATATTTCCCGTGCTTCCAGTTCAGCAATCCGCTCCTCATACCGAGCGCCAACGGAAACGGCTTTATGGAAGGCTTCGCACCATTTGGACGATTGCGCCTGCATCTTCTCCAGCTCATCCAGCAGCGCCAAGACGGTGGCAGGATTGGCGGCGGCTATGAATCGTTTATTGGCGCGATTATCTGGTCCTGAGCATGATGCTATGTAGTAATTGGCGTTCAGTCCGGCATCGGCAATTACTCCATGGTAGTCATCAGCACACCATTCGCCTGGTGTTGCATTTTCTGCCGCCAGTCGCAGAGCCTGATAGTTAATCTCGCTCACTGGTTGCCTCCTGGTTCACCAGCTGTTGCACGAGATTTTTATGACGGGCAAAAGTGCGCACGGCGCCCTGCAGTTTCGTCAGCTGCGCCAGCCTGTTTTTGGTGCGACGAATTTCGCGGGAGATCATCCGGGCCGCCGGAATGGACATGCTGGCGGCGCACCCTTCAGTGAACGCGGGGATTTCGCTGACAATCTGCGCGATATCTTTCTCCGGGCCGGCCTTCGTCAGTTCATGCTCTACGCTGACTGCCTCTGCTGCTGGTGCTGGTGCTGGTCCTGCTGCTGGTGCTGCGGGTGCCGGCAATGACCAGGTTACTCCCCTGCCCTGCCCGTTCTTCACCACGACGCCCTGGCGGGCCAGTGAACCCATCCATGCGGTGATGCCGCGAGCGTTACGCCCAAATTCCCTGGCGATGCCCACAGTATCCATGGCACCGCGTTGCGCCAGCAGGCGGGTGATCCCCTCTACGCTGATCTCCTTCGGCTCTTCGCCGCGCAATGGCGCTTTAGCGGCGACAGCCGGAGCTGGTGCAGGGGTGTTCTTCTGGTCCTTCAGCCTGCCAACAAACCAGCCGCCGTCGGAGAAATCACACATGCCCTGCTCGCGCTGTTCGCGCAGCATGTTCAGTGCTTCCACAGGTTCGATATCCAGACGGGCTGCCACTTCGCGGTATGTCGCCCGGCCCATTTTTTCCAGTGCTTGAATGACGGTTTCCATGTGTTCTCCTGTTAAATCAGACCAGCTGCTTTGCGTTTTTTGTATTCGGCCATCAGCATCTCTGCTGGTGTGGGGCCGCTGGCTTTAGCCGGCGCGGCGATGGCGCGACGGATTGGCGGTACGGGCTTACCCGCGGCGACGCGCTCTTCCCATCCGGCCAGGACCTTGCCGGCGGCCTGGCGCATCTCGTTTTCGGTCATCTGCCGATCGGTACTCTGGCGGCGCAGCTCGGTGCAAATGTGGTAAAGCACCGGCGCTGGCCAGGGGTATTGCTCACTGGTCGGGAAACGGAACACCAGGCGGCGCCACTTCCAGTACTCAGTCATCACGTCGTCAACGGTGATCCCCAGCAGGCAGCGCTCCTCCTTGCACCAGGCGACGAACTGGCCCGGAGACGGCAGGAACGGCTTCTCCTGGCGGCGAGCGACACGCATGCCGGCGGCGACCTGGGCCATGGTGGTGATCCCGTTCTCCTGAAACGCCATCAGCCACTGGCGGCGCAGCTCGTTGAACTCGCTCTGCTCACGGAAAACGGCCATTGCCGCCGGGAACGCGGCACGCAGAGCACTGAACAGACCGTTGAAAATCTCCGCCGTCTGCTCGACACCCGGGCACTCTGCCGGAGCCTCAGGCATGCCATGGGCGATGCGGCGGAAACTCTCGCGGTCACAGTTCGCCAGCTGCTCAGATAGTCTTTCCATCGAACACCTCGTTGATCCAGTCTGTGTTGTTGAAGTCGATGCCCGGGACGCCGCCGGTTGTGGTGCGACGGGCGGCAGCGTCGCGCTGAAGTGAGAGCGTGTCCCACTTAGCACGGAGCTTTGCAGGCGAGAGGATATTGGCGTGCCAGAAGGCGTCCTTGCTGGCCCACTGGAAAAGCTCGCAGATTTCACGATGGCTCCGGCCATCCAGCTCGCGCATCAGGCGCACGTCATTCGCCCAGGCGGCCATGACGGGTTTTTTCGGGAAGGGTTTAACTTTTTCGAGCAGAGTGAGGATCCACTCGGCGCATTGCTGGTCAGCAACTGTTCCCCACTTGGTGAAGTTGGGGGTGTAAATAACCGCTTCAGGGTGAGCTGATAAAAACTTGTTCAGCCGGTCGTCTGAGGATTCGCCAGAATTCTCTGACGATGATCTTTTAATATTGTTATTGTTATAGTCTTGGGTGGCTACTGTTTCCGGGAAGGTTTTTCCCGTTTTCGGGAAGGATTTTCCCGATTTCGGGAAGAGTTTTCCCGTTTTCGGTTTGTCCAAAATCCAGGCATTCAGGTCAGTATTTATACCGACAATTTTCATCACGCCCTGCTTGTGACTGAAAATAATTCCACGTTCAGCCAGAGAACTGATCGCGTCTGATACATGCGTATCAGCCAGGCCTGTTAGCCCTGCGATGACGGTATTAGTAACCCGGTCCTGTTTTTTGTTCCATCCGTAGGTCAACCAGATAACCGCCTCCAGGCATTGCCATTCACGCCCCGACATGCGCAGGCGTGGTTTGAGCTTCTGAATCTCGTTGGCGATCCGGGTGTACCCGTTGGACAGGTCGGCCATAGGACCTCCTGTTTGCTCGGTTTTGATAGGGAAATTGATTACTTCAGCAGTATTTGCCATAATTACTCCTGTGAATTTGTTCAGTTAATTCGCGTAGAAAGCCGCTTGTGTTCGTGCACTGCGGCTTTCGCCTTTTCTGGTTTCTGCCATCTTCAATCCCACCCCAGCGGCCCTGGCCTTGCCCTTTCGGCTTTCAGTCCGATATCAGCGAGCGTTTCGACTGAGGCCAGATATTCACGTGACACCAGCACCGCTTCCGGTGGCGCAGCCTGAATACCCAAGAAGGCCAGCTCTTTCGCCATGGTGCTAAAATGCCCCTCTGCTTTGCGCCTGCTGGCTGTCGACTCGCTTATGCCCATATACTCGGCGTAAGACTTCTGACCCACTGATGCAAGCCGGTTGAGCAGGACACTTTCGATCTCAACCGGATTGATAATTGGCGGGTCTAACTTTCGTGCGATTGCGTTCTCCATGGGTGATAATCCTCATAAAGTGAGTTACGCCACTGGTTTGACTAAATGGCATGGTTATTTGGATGTGGAAAAATGGATGGAAGATCAGGTCGAAATTCGTATGCCTGAATTTCTCCGTTAACGGCATTAACAAGGTCTGGGACATGAACAGGAGAAATACGCTTCTTCCCATTCAACCAATCACAAATCGTTGATTGGGCCTTTCCACAGCGTTTAGCTAACTCTTTCTGACTACCGACAAGGGCAATCGCTTTTTCTACTGCGGGGTTCTTCATAATCACCTCAGCTATTAGTTTAAAACGATTATGGATATCACTTTAGCGATTGTCAATCGCCTATGCGATTTTTTGCCAAGCAATCGCCTTAGCGATACCATTTAAAGGGGACTTAAACAGAGGCTTTTATGGGATTTTCAGAACGCTTAGGGCACGCAATGGACGTCGCTGGATATACGCAGGCTAAGCTGGCGAAAGATGTTGGTATGGCTCAGTCCAGCGTAAATAAATTGCTTAAAGGTGCGAAAGGCTCACGAAAAACAGTAGAGATCGCATCTGTTCTTGGTGTGCGTCCTGAATGGCTTTCAACAGGACAAGGTGAAATGTTTGAATCTGGCATTCGCGAAGTAAACACGCCATACCAAATTAAACCAGTTTTGAATGAGATATACCGCGTGGATGTGCTTGACGTTAAGGCCAGCGCCGGTCCTGGCTCGCTAGTTACCAGCGATTTTATCGAAACCATAAGAGCAATCGAATACACAACTGAACAGGCTCGCGCACTTTTCGGAAATCGCCCCGCAGCTAATGTAAAAGTTATTACCGTGAACGGCGACAGCATGGATGGAACCATCTCACCAGGAGATCAAATTTTTGTTGATACTGGCGTGACTCATTTTGATGGTGATGGTGTTTACGTATTTGTGTTCGGAAAAACTCTGCACGTCAAAAGGCTTCAGATGCAAAGAGATCGGCTTGCTGTTATCTCAGACAACCCTATCTACGAGAAATGGTATATTGAGTCAGAAGACGAAGATCAGTTCTACGTAATGGCTAAAGTGCTACTGAGACAATCAATAGACTACAAGCGCTTCGCATAAACCCGGCTTGCCGGGTTTTTTATTGCCTCACCAGATTAAATTTCCCCCAATCACTTCGCTAATGTCATTTCCTCACACATTTCTCGAACAAATAAATAATCTTATAAATCATAAAATTATCGCTTTATCTAAATATATTATCGTTTAGGCGATTGATTCAAATAATCGCTTTAGCTATTATCACCTCATCCAAACAACGCACACAAATGCGCAGATGGCCCAAAACTCCGCTGGCCGGCGATAAGGCGATAAGGGTGAAACGTCCTCAGGATGTAAAGGATGGATTGATTTATGGCAGACAACTACTCGTTAGCGACTTTGGTTTCTACAGCAGCTATAGCGGTTGCAATAACCAATCTGGTATGGACTGTGATGATGCAGATCATCATCCACAAACTCAAAGACAGATAACCACTTGAGAGTGGCAATACTAAAGCTGATTTGACTCGGTTTTGGTATTCAAAACAATACTTAAACGCGCAGTAGGTTTGAAACGTTCCGCCAGCTTGGCGACAAGGGCAAAGCACAGAAGTGAGCTTCGCGGTGGTGAATTGCAGAGTTAAAGCGCTCAACCGTGAAGATCAGCGCCGCGGCACCACCAGCGAAGTTCACTCAGAAAAACTGGAGAACATCATGGTTCATCAGCACTACGGTACACAGACAGTAAACCGCGGCGCAGTTCAGCCGGGGATGCTTGTAAAACACAAAGACTCAACCTGGACCGCATCTGCTAACGCACGCGGTCGCCTGTATCTTCACCGTGGCATCGAACGTACCTACACCAAAGATTTGCTGGTTGAGGTTTATCTAAACGGTTTAGGACATGGCCTTAGCCATTAACGGAGTGAGTTATGCAGGAGAAAAAATGCGCGTACTGCCGCAAGCCGATCAAGCAAGGGAAGGAAGTTAAAAACGAACTGCTCTTTATCCACGGCACGCAGTTGAAACGCGAGCAACGTGATTACTGTTCAGTACGTTGCGCTTCGTTCGACCAGATGGCCCACGAAGCATAACGAAAACCCCGCGCAAGGCGGGATCTACGTCCGGTGGTACCGACCAAAGTTACACCGGAAACAACATTAAAACCAAAGTTAACCCAATGGGCGCTATCAATGGTCCGGGGATTCTAACACCCAAAAATGAGGATCTCACATGGAATTCTTTAATGTGGTTAAAGCCACTCAGAAATCCGGAAAGCAAGATGCAGTGGTCTGGTTCACTGCTAAAACCGAGGCTCGCGCCAATCTGATGCTGGATGTTGCGCTGGAAGATGCAGGTATCGAAACAGGTCGGGGTAAGGACTACGCCAAACCGATTCGCACTGATTTCCCAGTTGTCGACGGCCTGCCGAAAGAAGGTGAAGTTGATTTTACCTGGTGTGATCGCTACGAGCTTCAGGACGATGGGCGCACCTGGCTGCCAAAAGCCGCTGGTGTGTCTACTGGTTCCGTTGACGCCCCCTACACACCTACTCCGACCGTAATCGTTGAAGATGCGACTGCGTCCGAAATTGTCCCGGTTGAAAACCGTACTCCAGCGGTCCGCTTTGCCGTCCATCTGATGAACGATAAATACCAAACCCACGTCACTAAAGAGCAGCAGTTGGCTGCCAGCGAAATGTCACTGGATGAAGGCAATACATATCTCCATAGCCTGCTTGTGGCAAGGAACGATGTGCCCGCGACCGCCAAACTCAGCCTGAATGCTGAGTGGAAAATGATTCGGGCGGTTAAGGACATTTTCACACCAGACGAAGAGCACGAGCCAAGATTGATCGCTGCATTCATGTCTGACTGGGTGAACACCGATGCCGGTGACCGCAATCAACTGGTAGAAGACTGGCGCAGTGGTAAGTTGCAGTTGCTCAAAACTGAAACCAGCAACGCTGCTGACGTTACAACGGGTCAAGATCTCACTGTTGAGGACGGTATCCAGACCGACGAGAACGGCCGGGCAGAAGGTGGCGTCGTTGATGGTGAAGTCGATACCGAAGAGCAATCCCAGCAGACACAGCAACCGAACCTGATCGTTGTTGCCACCCTGCCATTCCGCCAGCGCGTACTGGCTCAGTTCATCGGTGATGGTGAATATCTCTATCACATCGACGCAGGGCAGAAAAATGAGATTGTCCGCCTTGAGATGGACACCGATGACGCGTACGTCCAGAACCTGCTGCTGGCAGCTGAGAATGTGGAAGCATTCAAAAAAGCCATTGAGCACGATATTCATAAAGTCGTGAATGCCGTTAAGAAAGTCTTCCCTGTCGATGGAAAAATCCCTGAACTCGCAACCTTAATCCAGTTTTTGAAATTGTGGTTCGCTACAGATCACATCGACCGCGGTATCCTCGTTCGCGAATGGGCCGCCGGTAATCGCATCAGTAGTGTGCAGCGTACTGATTCCGGCACTAATGCCGACGGCGGTTACGTCACTGACCGTGGACCTGACGCACACCACACACTGGACACTCTCGATTTAGAGATTGCGTGTGCCCTTCTGCCTATGGACTTCAACCACTTCGAGATCCCGGGCAGCATTCTTCGTCGCGCTAAAGAAATCGTGACCAAAAAAGAAGAACCATGGAAATCATGGAGCAACATCCTGCGCAATCAGCCAGGCGTTCTGGGTGTTAACCGCACGGCTATTTTTAACCTGGTACGTATCGCACCGGAAAATATTCATTTAACTCCTGTCGCTCACCTGGAATTTGTTAACCAGACCATGACAGCCGCGTTCAATTCCGCGGTCGAGTTATTGCCGTTGCATGAGGCTGAACCCGCAGCACAGGAAATTCCCCAACCTGAAGGTAAGGAGTCTCCGCGCAAATCCTTCTGCACTCACGAAGAGAACCTGCAACGCGTGCGTGAAGAAGGAGCACGCCGCCGCGCAGAGGAAGCGGCAGCACAACCGCAGAAAGTCGAACAAGAACTGGTTAAAAATGTCGGCAACGGAATATTCGACGTTACGGCTTTGCTGCAGAACTCAGCAACTCATGGCACGAAAAAGGCTACGGAGACCACCAGCAATGTGCAGGTTCAAGAAACTGTCAGTGATGAAAAACAAGCTGGTGATGAAGTACAGCCAGGCGAAAGCAGTCTGGAGTCTGGTGAAGAGTCAGATACCAGCCAGAAGGACGATGTAGACCAGAATACGGATTCTGTCGCCAAAAATAGCGATTCTGTAAGCCAAACCGAACCAGTTGCAGCACAAACCGAGCCAGAAGCGCAATCTGACGAACCAGCTGTTGTTTATCCCGCTTATTTCGAGCCAGGCCGCTATGAAGGGCTGCCAAACGAGGTTTACCACGCCGCCAACGGCATCAGCTCAACCCAGGTGAAAGATGCGCGCGTTTCGCTGATGTACTTCAATGCGCGCCACGTAGAGAAAACCATCGTCAAAGAGCGCTCAGCGGTGCTGGACATGGGCAACTTGGTGCATGCGCTGGCGTTGCAGCCTGAACTACTGGACGCAGAATTCAGCGTTGAACCGGTGATCCCTGAAGGCGCATTCACAACGGCCGCGACCCTGCGCGCCTTTATCGATGAGCACAATGCCAGCCTGCCGGCGCTGCTGTCTGCCGACGACATCAAGGTGTTACTGGAAGAGTACAACGCCACCCTGCCGCCGCAGGTTCCGCTTGGCGCTAACCTGGAAGAAACGGCACAGAACTATATGGCGCTGCCAGCTGACTTCCAGCGTATTGATGGTGACCAGAAGCAGACGGCGACGGCAATGAAGGCATGCATTAAAGAGTACAACGCCACCCTGCCGCCGCCGGTTAAAACCAGCGGCAGCCGTGACGCGCTGCTGGAGCAGTTGGCAATCATCAACCCTGACCTTGTGGCTCAGGAAGCACAGAAACCGGCACCACTGAAAGTGTCCGGTACCAAAGCAGACATGATCCAGGCCGTGAAGGCAGTCAAACCAGATGCCGTATTTGCCGACGAACTGCTGGATGCCTGGCGCGATAACCCGGAAGGAAAAGTGCTGGTCACCCGCCAGCAGCTGAGCACCGCGCTGAATATTCAAAAAGCGCTTCTGGCACACCCGACCGCCGGCATGCTGCTGACCCACCCTAGCCGAGCCGTTGAGGTGAGCTACTTTGGTTTTGACGAGGAGACGGGCTTGGAAGTTCGTGTGCGCCCTGACCTTGAGATCGACCTGGATGGCGTGCGTATAGGTGCAGACCTGAAAACCATCAGCATGTGGAATGTTAAGCAGGAAAGCCTGCGCGCCAGGCTACACCGGGAAATTATTGAACGTGATTATCACCTGAGCGCGGCTATGTACTGCGAAACCGCAGCGCTGGATCAGTTCTTCTGGATTTTCGTCAACAAAGACGAGAACTACCACTGGATCGCCATCATCGAGGCATCCGCTGAACTACTGGAGCTGGGTATGCTCGAGTACCGCAAAGCGATGCGCAATATCGCAACCGGATTCGACACAGGTGAATGGCCAGCGCCAATCACTGCTGACTACACCGACGAACTGAACGACTTCGACCTGCGCCGCCTTGAAGCGCTGCGTACTCAGGCATAAGGGGAATGATGATGGAAAACACGAATATCGTAACCGCTGAACAGCAGACTCCAAACACGATCTCAGCCAGCAATGCCATTTTCAACGTGCAGGCTTTAACCCAGCTTCAGTCTGTCGCCGGGTTGATGGCACAGGCAGCCGTAACGGTGCCTGAGCACCTCCGCGGCAATCCGGCAGACTGCATGGCCATCATCATGCAGGCGATGCAGTGGGGTATGAACCCTTACGCCGTGGCGCAAAAGACGCACCTGGTTAACGGTGTCCTGGGATACGAAGCGCAACTGGTTAATGCGGTGATCTCCAGCTCAAACGCCATCGTTGGCCGCTTTCACTATGAGTACGAGGGCGACTGGTCGAAATGTGCCAGCAGCCGCGAGATAACCGTTGAAAAGCCTGCGAAAGGTGGCGGGACGTACGACAAGAAAGAAATGGTACGCGGTTGGGAAAGTGCTGATGAACAAGGACTGTCGGTACGGGTAGGTGCCGTTATTCGCGGTGAAAGTGATATCACCTGGGGAGAGCCTGTTTTCCTCTCCAGCGTAATCACACGTAATTCTCCACTTTGGGTATCAAACCCGAAACAGCAGATCGCTTATCTGGCACTCAAATACTGGGCGCGCCTATATTGCCCTGCAGTTGTTCTTGGTGTGTACACCCCTGATGAGATTGAACAGCGCACAGAAAAAGAGATCAACCCAACGCCGCAACGCGTTAGCCTGGCTGATATCTCAGGTGACACCGTCACAACCACGCAAAGCGCACAGGAATCGTCGGTAAATGTCGACTCTCTTGCCGATGATTTCCGCGAACGCATCGAATCTGCTCAGGACGTGGATAGCGCCAAATCGCTGCGTGCCGACATTGAAACGGCCAAAGCTACGCTGGGATCCGCACTATTCACCGAGCTGAAAAACAAAGCCGTAAAGCGTTATTACCTAGTGGATGCACGCAACAAGGTTGAGGAGGCTATTAAATCCCTGCCCCAGCCCGACGAGCCGCATGCAGCAGAACGGTTCGCTGAAGCCGAGCGCATGCTTGCATCTTCAAAGCGTCACTTAGGCGATGAACTGCACGATCAATTCAGCATCACCCTGGCGGATATGAAACCGGAATACGTGGCCTGACGAGACCGGGAGGGGTAACCCTCCCTCAAGGAGATTATATGCGACTGATCAATCGAGGAAGTAAGCAATCACCTTTAGCTCGCCAAGCATGCGACATCGCGCTGGCAGCTCACTTGCAAACATATGGCGACTATGGGCGAAGCAAGATGAAAGAGACTTATACGGTGAAGGTTGAAGGCGTGAAAGTCTGGGTGGAGGTGGTGAACCGAAAGGCGAGCTACGTGGCCACAGCGATGACCGGCATGCGCCGTCTCCGCTCCCTGCCCGGGCAGGTTGGTTGAAAAAGATTTTGAATGGCCCGAACGGGCAACTGGAGAGAGCTATGGATGATATTTTGGTAACGTCAGACCTGACCAGTCGCTACAAAATTTCACGCAAAACCCTTTGGTCATGGCAAAGTGCAGACACAATGCCTCGGGGCTTCGTATGCCCGTTCCCACCCCCTGACTGGCCCGGCAACCCTAACCGCTGGCGCTCTGAGTCAATCAAAGAGTGGGAGGATAAAAAGAAGATAAATTAACTGAAGGGCTCTCCGATGATCTCTTCAAGATGGCTCTGCCAAACGCGGAGCCAGTGTTTCTGATCATCGATATAGTCATGAAGGTTGTAATGCGCCATAACCCCCACCATCTGATGCCCGAGCAGCTTTTCAATTACGTGCGGCGGGCAACCTAACTCAGAGAGATTTGTGGCTATCGTCCGCCTCATATCATGAAGCGACCACTCTGCCATACCTGTTCCATTCCAAATAGAACGGGCGTAATTGGATGCCACAGGTGAATGAACGGGCGAATCTTTGATCCCGCCATCAATTTTACGTTGTGAAGTCACCAGGTGATTGGTGTTTATTTTCTTGAGGTGATTTCTGACCAGGTTAACGGCGGCGTCTGAGAGTCCCCTTCTAATATGTACCCGAGTTTTATAACTGCCCGCAGGCACGACCCACTCATTATCATCCAATCGAAACCATGATCTCTCACTAAGTCGAATCTCAGCCGTACGGCATCCGGTAAGCATAATAAATTTCACCAGGAAAACGGACTCTATCGACATATGGCTTTTCAACCACTGATAGATTTTGCGCAGATCGTCATCGTCCATCCTGCGAGTTCTCTTTTTAGGCTTTTGCCCGACATCAGATGGCAGTAATCCCTCGAGTGGGTTTGAGGCGATCACACTTCTGTTAACGCAGAACCTAAACGCCCGTTTGCACAGCGAAAGCATGTAATGAGCCATCACCCTGCTTTCTATAGAATCGAAGACGTTGATCCAGTGCATTTTCGCTGTGTTATCGACTTTGACATTCTTCATCGGTTCGGCGATATGTTTCTCAAACACCTGGCGATAGTAATCGACTTTAACTAGCCCGTTAGCGATACAGTGCCTTTCAATCCAGTAATTGAACGCTTCGGCAACGGACATCGCTTCCTGTCGGGTCTGCTTATCCAGCTTCACCTGCTCTCGCGGATCCAGTCCCTCAGTTAACCAGTTTCTGAATTGTTGGCGACGCTCTCTTGCCTGGGTGATACTCATTGCAGGATAATCACCAACATTGAGTTTTACCGCTTTACCGGCCCAGCGATACCGATAGAAAAATGATATTTTTCCGGCCTGGCTGATTCTGGCGTTGAGCCCGTGCGAATCAGAAATAATCTCGATATCATCTCTTTTCTTGCCGAGCGCCTTCCTGAGCTTTGTGTCGGTGATCATTGAATGGGTACACATTTTTGTTTTTGGGTACACAAAAGTGTACACAAAGTTGCCCACTCAAAGCTACACGCAATGTAACACTAGTTCGCAGAGTGTTATGGTTTACATCCTTGAAAGCCTGCTGGATAAGGGTTTAGCGTAACAGAACGTTTTTACGCGGAATTGTTCGTAATATGCCAAATGACAATTTAAGAAAGTGTTCTGAATAGAGATTCAATATTTAAGGGCACGGTTTTTGCAA